GGAAAAATGGATAGATCGCTCGGCGTCGTCCTCCTCCTCCTCTGCGGCATCGCAATAGGCGCAGGCGGCTCGCAAGCGTGGGGCTGGTATCGCTACACGACAGCTATCAACGCCGAGCTAGCCGGCAGATCACAGCGCGATGCACTCGTCGCGGCGCTGACTGTTGCACAGGGCGAGAGGTTGAAGGCAGAGCAAGCGGGCCGCAGCACAAGGCGCACGATCTATGCAAGCGACAAGGGCGCTAAGGCGTGGGCTAGCCAGCCTGTGCCTGATGTGCTCGCTCAACGGGTGCGGGACGCTGCGAGGGCTGCTCAGTCCGCCGCCAGCACCGCCAGATAGCGATTGACGGTGGCCGGCACTACGCCTGCGCCCGAGCGCGTCTTGTTCTTGCGTAGGTCTGCGATGGCGGCGCCGATCACGTCCGGCTTGAGCTTGTCCAGCCCGACATAGCCGATGGTGTCCTTCCACCAGATCAACTTGGTTTCGAGCTTGGCGTTATCGCGCGCATGCCGCTTGTTGGGCAGGAAGTCGCGGATGGTGACGTCGATCAAGTCCTTGACGGTGCGGCGGCGGTCGACGGTGGTCGGCACGTAGACGCCTCGCCCGAGATCAGTCTCGACCGCGGATGCCCAGGCCTTGGCATCGGTCAACCGGGTGAAAGTCTTGGATCGGGCCTTTTCGCCCTGCACTCTTACCTTGACTTGGTAGCGCGTGCCGTCGGTGGTTTCACGTTTGACGATGGTTGCCATGTGCTGTCCCGCGTTGCCGTTACTGTCCCGGCATTGTCCCACGCGATGATGCAGAAGTGGCTAAGTGCTTGATTAGTGGTGGCCGGGGACGGAATCGAACCGCCGACACGGGGATTTTCAATCCCGTACCCGGATGATCCATCGAACTGATCCGGAGACAGCTGGCGAACCATCTCGCACGTGTCGAACGCTTCAATCAGCTCGTCAGCGTGAAATCGCTCGCCAGCAAAGTTGAGGCAGACAGCCAAGCCGATGACGCAGCTAATTGCCATTGCTCACACCTCCAGATGAATAGTTAGCAAGCGCGTCGCTAACCGCTTGCAGATGCTTCTTTGCAGTCGCATCGCTGGCGCGGTACTTTTCCAGTAGCGCAAGCTCATCCGGCGCCAGGCGCTGCACAATCGCCGGAACAGCGGCCGCAGGTGAACCCTGCAACTCTTCGACAGTCATTCCAAGAAATTGCGCCAGCGCGTGCATCTGTTCGCCGGTCAGATCGCGCCGACCAGTGAGATAGTGGCCAACAGCGCCGCGCGTGGTGACGCCGAGCACCGGCATCAAATCCAGTTGCCTGACGCTCAGCTCTTTCATGCGCCGCCGCGCGTTGATGATCCATTCCTTCATTGGCAAACGATACGAGTCGTACCGCGGCAAGCAACGCCACGTATCGTATCCCCTTGCGCTCGTCGGGATACGCAACGTATCCTGTTTCAATGGACCTACGAACTTGGCTGCAAGCACGACAACCTCCTGAGCCGCTGCGCGATGCAGCGCTTGGTGATTACCTTGGACTTACACCGGCTGCCGTTCGCCACAAGGCCAATGGCCTGCGGCCGGTGCAGCACAGTGAATGCCCTCTCATCGAGCAGTTCACAGGCGGCCTGGTGCGCTGCGAAGACCTGCGCGACGACGTCGACTGGGACCGCGACGACTCCGGCGCCGTCACCGGCTACCGCGTGCGCTTTCCCACGGCTGCCAGTGTCGAGCAGGGCGCGTCAACCGTCGAGCCCGCAGAAGTGGGGGGTGCGCAGGCATGAGCAAGAAACTGGATCGAAAGGCGCTGGACAAGCGGTTGAGCGCGGTGGAGGCGTGGCAGGCAAAGCATGACGCCGCTGCGCATGCCGCATCAGCCGCACTCTCTGCCGGCGTGGCATCAGCGAGGGCGCTCAGCGTCGCTTTTGGCGAACCCTTTGTTGACAGCGTTACGGCTGCCGGCAACCAGACGCGCCGTGAAATAGCCGACATTTGTGGGTGCTGCCACACAGGCCGCACTTCGCATGGACGAGGAAAACGTGATGGACACTACTGTGAGGCCGTCTATTGGTCGGTACGACGTATTGCGCTACATCCGCGGGCAAGTGGGATCAGCCAATGCCTGGCTGACGTCTGCGGAGATGGCCAAGCATTTCTGCACAACCAGCGAACATATCGCCAAGCTGATCTCAATCCTGCACAAAGATGGCGCGGTCCTGCGGCGCGACCGCGCTGGCACCTGTGCGCGCGAGTACATGGCGAGCAAGGAAGGAAAAGAAACCGTGCTCCCGGAAACGCGCCAGCGCGCGCGCCGCGTGGACATTGCCACGCCCGCAGATGGCGCTGTGGCGATGCGCAAGGAAGCAGCGCCGGCGCCGGTGCTGCCAGATTCTGCCAGTCAGGCCAAGGGACAGGTGCAAAATCCGGAACTGGCGCTGACGCTGGCGGACGTGCTCAAGAAGCACAGCAAGGCGCGCCAAGAGGCGCTGTTGCCGAGCCCGGTTGACGTGCAGGCGGAGCTGGCAGTGATCGCCACGCACTGCGCCGAGGACGCTGCAGCTGAGGATGAGCAGGAACACGCGGCAGAGCCAGACGCCAGCGATTCCATCATCGCAGTGGCGAATGAGCTGACTTACGTGCAGGAACTGCTGGAGCGCGCCAAGCGCCCGGCGCCGGTGTTCCTTGACTGGAGCGTCAAGGCGCGGCTTCTGCAGGATCTGGCGGCCATCCTGCCGCCAAACACGGGCCGTTGGCTGCGGGCCATTGCGCAGGATATCGAGCGCGCAGGGGCGTAGCCATGAGCGACATCCGCCTATCGTGCGCGTTCCACCAGCACCCGAAGACCCGCAAGGTGTTTCGGCGGCTGGGCGCTGCGGGGCCGTGGGCACTGGTGTGCCTGTTCCTATGGGCGCGATCCAGCCGGCCCGATGGCGACCTAACCGGACTATCCGATGAGGACATCGAGATAGCTGCTGACTGGGACGGGGACGACGGCCAGCTGGTGGCTACGCTGCTGGCTTGTGGGTTCCTCGACGGCGACTATGCCGAGCGCCGCATCCACGACTGGGAAGAACACCAGCCGTGGTCTGCAGGGTCAGAGGATCGCAGCGAACGCGCTAAATGGCGCGCGCTGATCAAGCACCACGGCCGGGCCGCGGCTGCAGAGCGCATGCCGGATTACGCAGCGAAGCTAGCTGCCAGCATGACCGTTTCAGATGCGCAGGAAGAAGCTAGCGATAGGGCAGCAGACGCACAGCATGCTACTAGCATGCTTGTAGCAGAAAGCAGCATGCATGGGCCTGCTACACGCTCTGCTCCGTCTCCGTATCCGTTACCGTATCCAAGATCAAAAGCTAACCACCTATCGGTGGTTGGTGCACCCGCTGTCGCGGTTGCCCCGGCATTGGGCGCTTTGGTTGCAGAAACCGATGAAGCGCAGCCGCCACCAGCCGCAGAGCGACGCAAGCCAGCCCAGCTGACGTGCCCAGCCCAGCACATCGCGGACCTGTGGGATCAAACCCTGCCCGAGCTGCGGGCTCCCGTCGTGTGGTCTGAGAGCCGGGCCGCCGCTGTGCGAGCCCGCTGGCGAGAAATGGCCGGTCACAACCATTGGAAAACCCAGGAGGAAGGCGTCGAGTGGTTCGCGCGCCTGCTCCGCAAAATCCGTGAATCGCCGTTTCTGATGGGCCGGGTTCCGTCCAGGGACAAAAATCAGAAGCCGTTTGCATTGACGTTCGACTGGCTGTTTGGGCCGAAAAACTTTCTGAAAGTCATCGAGGGGCAATACCATGAGCAGAGGTAAGCAGCTGGTCGTCGACAGGCCGGCAGCGGAGCCGCAAGCCCCTGCCAGAGCCGTAGAGCCGTGCGCCGCCCATGGGTGCCCACTGCCTGGAACCGTCGGGGGCGAGTCCGGGCAACGCATGTGCTCGGGCCACTCCGGTGCTGACCCGGATGGATGGCCCAAGGCCACCGCAGTGATGCGCAACCACGAAGCGCTGTGGCGCTACGCACGGGATGCCCAGTGCACCGCTGCACCGCTGTGCACCAGCACCGAAAGCGCGAAACTGCTGTTTGAGGCCGCGATTGCCGCCGGGTTGACGTTCAACGACGCCCAGCGGGAGCAATACCGCCGCGCACCGATGAAACTCAAGATGGCCGGCACGCTGGTGGAATCGGCGATCTGCGCCGAAGCATCGGCGGCGGCCATGACGCGCAAGGCGGCTGGCGACATGCGCCACGAGGAAGATGGGGAAAAGCTGACGCAGGCGCTGCGGGCGCTGATTCAAAACATCGGCGCGAAGCGATGAGGAACATCCTGTGCACGCACAGACGCCACCACGTGCCGTCGGCGCTGATCTTCGACATGGCCGTGCTCAAGCGCGTGTGCCTGGACTGCCGGGCGCTGATGCTGGCCGAGGTGCGGACGCAGGCGCCAACTGTGCCGCGCTGGCATCACGCGCTGCCGTCCTCACGATTCAGGATGCTGCCGCGATGACGGTGTTCGAGGCGGTCGAGGTGCTGCGCGAGTTCAGGCAGCTGACGCTTGGGCCGGAGCTGTCGGAGGCTATCGATGTGATAGGGCGGCACTTTGAGGCACTGGAACGGGTAGTGGCTTCAGGACGTGGTGACGCGCGATGACAATCCGCTACACGCCAGAGCAGTTTGCAGAGCTGCAGCTGCGCATGGGGCTGCGCCACGACGCAAGGCCAATCCCGCCACCGGATACCAAGGCAGCCGCGGCCGGACGCGCCAGCGGAAAGCGAGAGCGGTCCAGCGAGGCTCCGGACATCGAGGGCGCTCTCGTTGTGGAGCTGCAGCGCGCAGGCCTGGGTGGCTATGAGCGCAACTACCGCTTTGACCCGCGCCGACGCCTTGAACTGGACTTTGCATGGATCGCCGCGCGCGTGGCGATCGAGGTGCAGGGCGGGGTGCACAGCCGTGGGGCGCATGTGCGACCGGAAGGCTACCGCCGGGACGCGGAAAAGAGCCGGCGCGCGCAGCTCATGGGATGGCTGGTGTTGCCGTGCCTGGCGGCCGACGTGAAAGACCTATCAATCATCGCCGATGTGGAAACAGCGCTCGAACTACGGAGAGTCTGAGAATGCAGGCGGGAATTGGGGGGATTCTGACGGCATTGGACCACGGTCACAGCCAGTATGTGATCGGGGCGATCGTGTTCAGCAGCCGCGCGCCAGCGCCGCCTGATCGAGATCCGACATGGATGCGATGGGGAACGATGCTGGCGCTGCATGGGGATCTTCCGCAGGATACGTGGGAGCAGTGGATGGTAGGTGGGCGCGAGGAAGGGATACCCGCGTGGATCTCCTACGATGCGCTGCGCGATGAGACCGGAGGCCGCATCTTGGCGGAGGCGCGTCGCCGGGACGATGCCTACCACAACGCCGAGTACACGCTCGAAGAACGGCACATGGCGCGCCAGTGCGGGAAGATCGGTAGTGGCTACATCGGTCGAAAGATCATGCGCCGTGCCCAGGACGACTACATCGAGGCGCAGGCAGCGCGCTGGCCAGAGATCCGGGGCGATGTGCTGGCGCGCTGCGCAACGGGCGTGCTGCTGGAGTTCCGCCAGGATACGCGCTGCCAGTTCTGCAATGGCACGGGGATCATGCCGTACGTGGTCGATGACCGGCGGCAGGAGATTAAATGCACGGCGTGCCACGGCAGCGGGATCACACGGCTGTCGGATCGTGGTAGATCGCAGTTGATCGAAATGCCGTGGTCGACGTACCGAAGGTGTTGGAAAGCGCCGTACGACTGGCTCTATGGCGAGGCGCTGACGGCGCGCAGGCAGGCGGTACGGCACCTGCGGGAGCAGTTGAACGAGTAGCGGTGTGGTGCGCATGCCGCGCACCTGCGCACCGGAAAGTGCGCAGTGGTGCGCACTGTAATTGGGCCATGACTTGGCCCACATTTTGGGCGCATAAACCCTAGCGAAACCGCGAAGGAGGTATGTAGTGGATGCCTACAAAGCTCAAGATTGCGCCACGGGTGAGTTTGCGGACCATGGGGCTTATGTGCTGCTCGGAGAGGCCGGGTCTTTTATATGCGCAAAGATCGGCATGTCATCGTTCTTGCAGCGCCGCATTGCAGCGGTTTGTTCCATATCGCCGTTCACGCTCCAACACGCCATCATTCTTGGGACGCCAAACAGGCAATGGGCCCGTACCGCAGAAGGTGCGCTGCATCGATTGCTCAGGAAGTTCAGGTCACGTGGTGAGTGGTTCTTGTTCGAGCCAGGTAACGCTACTCACAAGGCCGCCTTGCATACGGCGATCAATGCGGTTCAAGCGCTGTACGAGCTGACGCGAGTCACCGTGAACGTCCCGGCACTACTCAAATGCGCTGCGTCAATAAGATCAGATGAGCTATCCGAGCGACGGATGCTCAAGCGAGAGAGCAAGGAATACCGCGCGAAGATGGCTGTCGTGCATTGTGAGCGCAGGGCCGCCGAGTGCGCAGACCGTGCGGCCGTCGCCGCGACATTCGAGGCCGAATCACGCCGCCAGATCGCTATTGCATTGAACCAACGGCAGAGCTAGTCTACTCACTGTCGATTATTGCGACCTAAGCCCGCCAAGCGCGGGCTTTTGCATTTCTATCGCAGTGTAGAGCAGCTCGGTAGCTCGTTGGGCTCATACCCCGAAGGTCGTCGGTTCAAATCCGACCTCTGCAACCATCTGGAGAGTCACCATGCGATTCCTGATCGCGGCCATCGCCGCGTGCATCATGCTGTGCGCGCAGGTCAGCGCCGCTGAGATTCCATCGGCCGCGTCTGGGGTGTACGTGGGGAGCGACAGGGTGTGCCGGGTTGTTTTGGCGCGCCATCAGACGCTATGGATTCAGCTCGACCTGCTGTGCCTTCGGTTCGACGGCGGGCTAAGCAACAGCCTGACGACTCTCTACGCTCCAGGCCAGTGCTGGAATAGCACGGTATCGACTCCGTTTTCCCCGCAGGCGTGGAACGAGTTTCTTGCGCTGAGACTTTACAGCGCGTCTAGCGACACATTGAGCGTCGTGATTGGGCCAGATCAGACCGCGGTCGCCAACGGCATCGGCCACACCGAGACCTGGGCGCGACTCGCGCCAGTCCAAAGCCCGGCGCCCTACGGCTGCGGAAGCAGCGTCTTCAGCAAGCCGCGGGGCTGAGGTGAGCAACGAAGCCGTAGCGGCCGGACTGGTTGCGGCGGTTGTATCTATGACTGCGGTGACGCGCGATGCGCAGTTGTCTGCGGAGATTGCACTCGGTATCAGCGCGGCGATGGGTGTGGTCGGTGGAACCGTGTCCGCGCTCATCATGGCTGGCGATGCGAGCATCAATATCCGCCGCGTAGCCGTATGTGTGCTGACAACCGTCATGGTGTCGCCGATGGTCGTTTTCGCAGGCCTGGACGCCATCTACGACGGGTCGCGCGCGGTAATTCCTGTAGTGACGATGAGTGGTGTTGCGGGACTCATCGCGTGGCCAGTGACAGACAAGCTCGCCAAGGCGTTTTCCAAGGTCAGTCCTGCGCAATTTGGCGCATGGGTGCTCGACACCATGCGCAAGATCATCGGGAGAGGCGCATGACGCCAGCGCTCGCGGGAGCTATCGGGGGCGCGCTACTGATGTGCGCCGGGGTTGTGGCCATGGCGACAATGAGCCACTGCCCGCGCAAATGGCGCGTCTGGCCATCGCTGCTGCTGGCACTGGGCGCGATCTACTCATCGGATCGCGTGCTGACGCTGCTATCGGATGGCTATCTGCACGATGCCAGAGCATGGGTAGTCGTCGCAGCGATGGGCGCCGCGCTGGGAACCGTGTGTGTGCTGTCGTGGATGGTCACGTCGGCGTGTCCGCTGTGCGTTCGCGCGCCAAAATCCAGGCCGATACATGCGCCGATGGTGGTCAGGAATGACTGACATGCTGTTGGCGATTGTGGCATTGGCCGTATTCGTTGTGGCTGTGGTCGTGCGCATTGACAGTCTGCGCATGGAGCAACAGCGCGACTGGATGGCGCAAGCGCTGGGCCATGTACGCGAGCTGGCGACAACTGAGTCTGACAATGCACAGGAAGGGCAGTCGTGATCACCCCGGCATGGCTAAGTTGGGCGCGTAGCGAGATCGGCACGAAGGAAAAGCCGGGCACAAAGCAGCACGAGGCGAAGATCCTGCGCTACTGGGATCTTGGCGTGGTGCCGCTTGACGTCAACGACGATGAAACACCGTGGTGCGCGGCTTTTGCCTGCGCGGCCATCGAGTCTGCCGGCTACCGCAGCCCACGCACGGCGCGCGCACGAGGCTTTGAGCCAGGCACCCGGTGCCTCATCTCTGACAACGTGCTCGGCGCCATCGTGGTGCTGAGCAGCGATCGCGGGCCGGCATCGGGTCACGTGGGGTTCCTGGAAGCGGTATCGCCGGGCAAGGTGCATCTGCTGGGCGGCAACCAAGGCAACCAGGTGTGCATCGCATCCTTTCCAGCTGATCGAGTCGTCAGCGTGCTGTGGCCAGCTGGTGCGCCGGCACACACGCACTACCCGTTGGCACCATCCATCAAGGCCGGTGCGACGCTAACGCCGTCGGATCGGTAGGAGATCACCGTGTTCGAGACTGTGCGGGGCTGGGTATCAAGCGCAAAGGCGAAGATCAGGGCCAAGCTCAAGAAACTGCCGCCGATCGATGTGCTGTGGCGCGAGCGACGCGCGTATGCGCAGGCGCTGCTGGTGCTTGGCGACAAGGCCGCGGCGCTGGAGCCGGAGCAGATCGCGGATCTGGAGTACGTGCGCCTCGCGGTGCGCGCTGCGCAGTTCGCGGCCCAGGCATCCGGCAACGACAAGCTGATCGAGGTGCAGGCCGCTGTGCGCGCCGCATGGTCGACGGTTGGCATTGCTGATGCGGTGTTCGACAGCTGGTGGGAAACCATGGCGAGGCCGTTCATCGACGCCTATGTGCGTGAGGTGAAGGCGGCGGATGCGTGGGTGCCGCCGCAGTAATGGAATGGCTGCGCTGGATCATCACCGTGGCCGCGATTGCGGTTGCCGGGCACATCGGTCGCGACTACGGGCGCACACAAATGCTGGCCGAGATGCAGAAGCAGGCCATCGCTGAGCGCGACGCAACAAACGCCGAACTGGAAACAGAGTTGGCGGCGGGAAAGGAAAGCGCCGAACGCAAAGCCGCCGACCTGGTGGCGATGCAGGCATCGATTGAGCAGATGATCGCGCGGTCAGGATCGATCGGCGCGCAGATGCGGAGTGCACTGAATGCGTCATCCATGGGTACTTGCCTGCTTACTGCTGACGTGCAGCGGCTGCGCTCTGATGCGTACGAGCAAGCCCGAGCAGCCGCCACCGCCGCCAATCAAACGGGTGGTGGTGGTTGAAGAAATCGACTGCACGGTGCCTGCGATACCGGTTCCGGACGCCCCGAGAGCCGCGAATGCGGCCGATGCGACAACCGAAGAGACAGGCTTAGCCGCGGACTTTGCGCAGGCCGCACAGCGCGTACAGGCGCTGCGGCAGTGCATCGAGCGGCATAACGAGAACGCGAGGAAGCGAAGCAAGTGAACCCGCTTGTTGGGATCAGGCTAGAGTGTTTGAGGCTGGCCACCAGTCACAGCGACATATCGTTAGTTCCGACGCTCGTGGTGGACATTGCAAAGGCCTACGAGAAGCACGTGCGCCGCGGCATTCGCATTGCGGATCTCGGTGGCGGTTGTGGGTGCAACGGCAAGAAGGCCGACGGCGTTGAAGCACAGCGCAAGCGGCAGATGCTGCTGCACGAAGACGCAAAGGCGTTGCTCGACACGCGCATCGAGCCGATGACGCTGGTGCAGCTGGTGACGGATTACGACCTGGTGTTTCCGCAGAACGACGCCGACCGCATTGATGCGAAGCTCAAGTTGTACGCATTACGACGGAACGTAACAGGCGATGACCTCGCCAAGTGGATCTCGACGGGGCTGCTGCCGGGAGCGAAGGGTAGGGCCTACGTGCCGTGAGCGCAGCAAAGCCCAAGCGCATCGACTGGGAGCTGTGGGCTCCCAAGGTCGACAGCAAGGAACTGACCAACCGCGAGGCAGCGCGCCAGATCGGGTGCGCGGAGTCAGCGGTGCGCAAGGCTGTGCTCGCATGGCGCAAGCGCAACGTGTCGCAGGTGTCGATCGCGACCAAGACGCGCGCGAAGGTCGACCGCAAGCTACTGGTCGACGCGGGCACGGTGGCCGAGGTTGAGGATGCGTTGGCGCAGCGCGCCGCTGACATCGTCACCCGGCATCGCTCGTCGATCGAGGATGCGATGGGCATCGTCAACGCGCTGCTGTCCGACCTGACGACGACCGTGGTGCAGCGGACGCGCATCCTTAAGCTACTGGAGGCTGCCGGCGACGCCGAGACGCTTTCCCAGGTGACAGCGGTGCTCAGCGTCAGCGAGCAGGCGAAGGCCTGCGGGACGCTCGCAGCTTCGATGCGCACGCTGATTGGGCTGCAGCGACAGGCCTACGAGTTACCGGCGCGCGTCGATGCAGACGGCAACGGAGCCAAGGGCAAGGGGAAAGACAAGGCAACCGATCCGTATGCGGAGCTGGAAGCACTGCTAAGAGAGAACAATGGCGCCGATACTGGACTCCCAGCGACTGCTGGCGGAGTTGCGGGCTAACCTTCCCTCGCGCAGTTGGCGCCTCAACAACCTGTACAAGATTCAGGACAAGTGGGGCCAGACGGTCACATTCAAGCTGAATCGCGTGCAAGCGGCGCTCGACGCCAACATGCACACGCTGAACATCGCGCTCAAGGCGCGGCAGTTCGGCATCACGACCTACGCCTGCATACGCTGGCTCGACTCGGCGCTGTTCCGGGAAGGCACGCAGTGCGGTGTGATCGCGGACACGCTGGACAACGCTCAGGGGTTCTTCCGCGAGAAGATCCTGTTTGCTTACGACCGGCTGCCGGAATGGCTGCGCAAGCTCAGGCCGACCACCAGGCGCGACATGACTGGCTCGCTGGAGCTGGCCAACGGTAGCCGCATCAAGGTAGGTGTGTCGCTGCGCGGTGGCACGCTGCAGTGCCTGCACGTATCCGAGTACGGGAAGATCTGTGCACGCGATCCATTGCGGGCCCGTGAGATCCAGTCCGGCGCGCTGAACACGGTGGCGCCCGGAAACATCGTGCTGATCGAGAGCACGGCCGAGGGTGCGGTTGGGGACTTCTATGTGAAGTGCCAGAACGCGCTGGCGCTGCAGCGGCAGATTGCTGCGGGCGCGGCCAAGCTCACCAGCATGGACTACAAATTGCACTTCCTGCCGTGGTACGAGGATGGCACCTACACGGTAGACGCGGACTCGATCGAGCTGCCGCAAGACATGCTCGACTACTTCGCGGATCGGTTCGAACAGACCGGCGTGGAACTCACGGACGGGCAGCGGGCTTGGTACTACAAGAAGCGCCAGGAACAGGGCGACTTGATGTGGCGCGAGTACCCGACGACCGTCGACGAGGCTTTCAAGGCTTCGAAGGACGGCGCGTACTACGCCAAGTGGCTGGATCAGGCAGACGCGCAGGGACGCATCACGCGGCTGCCCTACGTGCCTGGCGTGCCGGTGCACACGTTCTGGGACTTGGGCAGGAACGACACCACGGCGATCCTGTTCATGCAGCAGGTTGGGCCGTGGTTGAACTTTGTGAACGCGTACGAGAACAGCGGTGAATCGCTGGACCACTACGCGGGCAAGCTCAAAGAAATGCGCGAGAAGCACGGCTATGTGTACGGCTCGTGCTACCTGCCCCATGACGCGAACGTGATCGAGTACACCCGATCCGACAACCTGACACGCGAGCAGGTGCTGCAGGGACATGGCTTCGACACGACCATCGTGCCGCGGATTCAATACCTGCCCGATGGCATCGAGATGGTGCGGCAAATGCTGCCGCAATGTCGGTTTGACGCGATCAACTGTGGTGAGACGCCGCCCGGAAGCGGGCAAGGCGCAATCCCGGCGATACGCGCCTACCGCAAAGAGTGGAACGAGAAAACGCAGGCCTGGCGCGATACGCCACTGCACGACTGGTCATCCAACTACGCAGACGCATTGCGGCAGTGCGCCCAGGGCTATCGCCCCGTGGTCGAGCGCCGTGAGCGTCGCGAGAAACCCGCATCCGGGAGCTACAAAACCGCATGACATCCATTCATATCACCGGCCGCAAGGGCGATCTTGAGGTGCATTTCACGCACCAAGCGAAGCCCGGCAGCGAACGCGTGCAACCGGCCCTGTACCTGCGCAATCCAGTGCAGAAAAAGGCGTTTGTCGTGTTCATGGACGATGCGCACGAGTGGGACTGCCGGTCCGAGTCGGCCAATCTGACGCGCGCGATGATCAAGGCCATGGATGCAGCGTGCCACCTATACGGCGTGTCCATGCCAAGCCGGTCCGACGTCATGCGCGTGCTCGATGCGGTGTACGAGTGGACTCAGGATCTGGTGCACATGGCGCCGCAGCGGCTGGAAACGCCGGCCGAGCTGGAAAAGGCATTGGAGCGCGACCGCGTGGTCGTGAAGCTCAACGGCCACACGCTGGTTGACGCGCGATGACCGAAGCCACTGCACCGCCGTTGCCTGGCGCCGCGTCGGCGATAGAACCGCCTGTCGAATCGATGAGCGGGCCGCGGTTGCTGGCGCTGCTGAATGACTGGTGGTTCCAGGCGCGCGATGCGCACGCGGAGAACCGCTCGCTGCAGGCGCTGGATGCCGCGTTCTACGATCACGAGCAGTGGAGCTTGGAGGAACTGGCCGTGCTGGCCAAGCGCCACCAGGCGCCGAGCGTCTACAACAAGATCAAGCAGGTAGTGGACTGGTTGATCGGCACCGAGCGCCGCACACGCCTCGACTGGCGCATCAGCCCGCGTGGCCCGAGCGACACCGAGATCGCGAAGGCCAAGCAAGGATTCATGAAGTACCTGGACGACGTGAACGGCTTTAGCTGGGAGCGCTCTAAGGCGTTCGCTGATGCGGTGAAGGTAGGCATCGGCTGGACCGAAGAAACCATCACGCTGTCGACTGACAAGCCGCCGGTGCTGCTGGAGCACGAGAGCTGGCGCAATATGTGGCTCGACCCGCAAAGCCGTCACCAGGAACTGACCGACGCGCGCTTTCTCACCCGCGGCAAGACCCTGGATCTGGACTATGGGCAGGCCATGTTCCCGCAGCACGCCGAGGCGCTGCGCATGCAGTCCATGGAGTCGAGCCGGTTCATGCTCGACATGGGCGAGGACATCGAGGAAACCGACCAGCCGCAGGCACTGCGCCACGCTGATCGCTGGGGCCGAACGGCGCTGTCATCGTCCTCGCAGGTAGGCCTGTATGGCGATCGCCGCCGCGTGCGCATCTACGAGACGTGGTATCGGCACCCGGAGAGCGCCAAGCGCATTTCGGCGCCGTATCACCCGCAGCTGCACGGCGTGTGGTTCGATCCGACCAACCCGGCGCAGGTGGAGCTACAGAAGACGGGCGTGATCTCGCTGGCAGACACGGTGCGCCAGCGCGTGAGGTTCGCAATCTGGGTCAAGGGCACGCTACTCAAGAACGGCCCGAGTCCGTTCAAGCACGACAAATTTCCATTCACCCCGTTCTGGGGCTTCCGGAAAGACCGCGACGGCATGCCCTATGGCGTGGTCCGCGGCATTCGAGATCCGCAGATCGAGTACAACAAGCGCGCGAGCAAAGCGCTATTCCATCTAAGCGCCAACCAGCTGATCGCGTCTGAGGATGCGTTCGCAGACTGGGATGAGGCCGTGGAGCAGGCAGCCAAGCCCGATGGCGTGCTCAAGGTCAAGAAGGGCATGGCGGCCGACGTGCGCATCGAGCGCGGCGCTGAACTGGCCGCGGCGCAGGTGCAGCTGATGGAGATTGCCGCGGCGCACATCCACGACGGCAGCGGCGTGAACCGTGAGCAGCTGGGGCGCGAAAGCAACGCCACCAGCGGGCGCGCGATCATCGCCAAGCAGACCGAGGGCGCCGTCACCACGGCCGAGCTGTTCGACAACTACCGTCTGAGCGTGAAGCTCTCCGGCCAGAAGACCCTCAGCCTGACCGAGCAATACGTCACCGGCCCCCAGGTGTTTCGCGTCACGGAAGACCGTGGCGCGCTGCAGTGGATCGAGATCAACAAGCCGGTGGTTGATCCGGAAACCGGGCTGATCACGTACGAGAACGACATCACGGCCAGTCAGGCGGATTTCGTGGTCGATCAGCAGGACTTCCGCGAGACGCAGCGTCAGGCGATGGCGGAGCAGCTGATGGAAACCATCGGCCAGTTGCCGCCGGAGATGGGCATCCAGTTGCTGGATCTGGCGATTGACCTGACCGACATCCCAGGCAAGGCCGAGATCGTGAAGCGCATTCGCTCGATCAACGGGCAGGCCGATCCGACAAATCTGGATTCGCCCGAGGCGCAGATGGCGCAGCAGCAAGCCGAGCAGCAACGAGCCGCCGACGCGGCCATGGCGCAGCGCGAGCGTACCGCGGCCGTCAGTCAGTCCGAGGCGCAGACCGAGAAGCTACGCGCCGACACGGCGAAGATCCGCGTGGACACGCAGTCGGCAGCCATGAACACCGCCGGGCTCATAGCCGGCGCACTACCACTGGCACAAACAGCGGACCAGGTGCTGCTGTCTGCCGAGCCACCACAGGTACACCCATGACCGACAAACTACAGGCGACCCAAGGCGACATCGACATCGCGACCGAGGGCGAACAGGCTGTGCTCGATGCCGCTGCAGCTGATGCCAAGGCTGCGCAGGATGCTGAGAAGGCACAGGCCGATGCGGCGGCCGCGACCGCCGAGGCCGCGCGCATTGCTGCCGAGCCGCCGCCGGCCCCGCCAGTCGTCGCACCGGCACCGCTGCCGCTGCAGGTTCCCGCGAACATCATCGATCCGGCATTGGTCGCACGAAACTTCGACGCCGAATACGCAGCGGCCGAAGAAAAGTGGGGCGATGGCGACATTGACCAGGCCGAGTACAACCGGGTGATCCGCGCGATCGCCAAGGATGAATCGCGACTGGAGGCGCAGCGCACATCAGCATCCGCCTTCGAGCAGGCCGCGCAGGCGCAGGCCACCGCAAGCGCCAACGCAGCCGCGCAAACCTTCGCGCAGCTGGGCGACGTGTTCGTGCAGCAGAACCCGGATCTGCAAGACCCGACGCGCCGCAGCGTGTTCACCGACCTCGTGCGAAAGGTCGACACCGAAACCGGCTGCACGCTGCCCGATTGGCAGCTGCTGCAGGAAACGCACAAGCGGATGCTGGCGGCGTTCCCGATTGCACCGGCTGCGGCCGCCAATGTGACCAAGCTGCAACCGCGTGGCGCTGACCTCGCCGCGCTTCCGCCGCGGCTGGCAGGGTTGCCGGCCGGGCCTGGACAGGCAAGCGAGCTTGAAACGCTCGGCGCCATGGACATCACCGACATCGAGGATCACCTTGGGCGCCTCACGCCCGATGCGCGCGACCAGTTGCTCCGCAAGTTGGAGCACCAGGCGGCGTAATGGCGCTTTTTTTGGACCTTGAGCCGGGCGATCGATTCCAGATCGCTGACACAGTGGTGACGGTTGAAAGCAAAGGAGGCGGCCGAACGCGCCTTCGCTTCGATGGTCCCGACAAGGTCCGCCAGAACATACCGCCCCCGCCGATCGAGCGGGCGCAACGCAACACCGTAGAAACCGCCCGCGCAGGAGTGCGGACGCTGGAAACACCTGGCGCATGAGTGCCCAACCCATTCATCACCAGGAGTAAATGCTATGTCCGGAACCCTCATTGGGGTAAACAGTCCCTTGGCCGTCAAGCTGTTTTCGGCCGATCTGCACATCGACATCACCCGCAAGGGCTATTTCACCCGCAAGTTCATGGGCCGCGGCGACAATCTGCCGCTGCAGATCAAGACCGAGCTTGAACAGGACGCGGGCGACGAGATCAAGTACGACCTCAGCGTCGCCATCGGCGGCGATCTGGTCGAGGGCGATGACCGTCGCGCCGGATCTGAGACTGACCTCAAGTTCTACCAGGACTCGGTCAAGATCGATCAGGCGTACAAGGGCGTCAGCGCCGGTGGCGTGATGAGCCGCAAGCGCACGCTCCACAACCTGCGCACGATCGCCAAGCAGCGCCTGACCGAATACTGGTCGCGCGTTTTCGACGAACTGATCTTCATGTACTTGAGCGGCGCTCGGGGCGTGAATGCCGATTACACCTTCGGCACGGGCTACACGGGCCGCGCCGGCAATGCGTTCACCGCGCCGGACTCCGCGCACATCATGTACGGCGATGGCTCGTCCAAGGCGACGTTGACCAGCGCCGGCACGATGACGCGCGCCGTGATCGAGCGCGTCTGCACCAAGGCCGACACCATGGGCGGCGGTACGCTGGCCGACGGCACCGTCAGCATCCAGCCGTGCCAGGTCGAGGGCAACGAGCGCCGCGTGCTGCTGATGCACACGTTCCAGGAGCACAGCCTGCGCACAAGCACGGCGGCTGGCGACTGGCTGGACATCCAGAAGGCCGCCGCGGGCGCCGAGGGCCGCAGCAACCCCATCTTCAACGAGAGCATGGGCATGCTGCGCGACACGATCCTGCACAGCCACCGCGGTGTGATCGGGTTCAGCGACTACGGCTCGGGCATCAACCTGGCCGCGCGTCGTGCGCTGCTGCTGGGCCGTCAGGCCGGCGTGCTGGCCTTCGGCTCCACGGGTTCCGGCATGCGCTACAAGTGGCATGAGGCAATGGACGACCGCGACAACGAGCTGATTGTGGGTACGACCTGCATCTTCGGCTTGAAGAAGGCCACGTTCAACAGCAAGGACTTCGGCGTGATCGCCGTCGACACCTACGCTGTTGATCCGGGCTGATCTCGGCCGCTGATCCAGTGATGTAACCAGCGGGGCGCGAGCCCCGCTGACGAACCCCATTTGCTCCAAGGAGTACCGCAATGACTGCTTTAGTTGCAACGCTGGGCTCTGCCCAGGCTCACCGCGTCACCGGCGATCGCGCCGGCCGCGTCATTCTGCGCAAGACCACGCTCACGCTGGCCGCGGCGCTGGCGCAGAACGACACCATCGACCTGATCTACCTGCCCAAGCGTCACGTGCTGGTGCCGCACCTGTGCCGCATCGTGTCGCCGGAGCTGGATACCCACGGCACGCCGACCGGGACCATCGACATCGGTGTTGCCGGCGTTGCCGACAACATCTACGACGGCCTGTCCATGGACGGAGCCCTGGACGCGGTGCCGAACGTCCCGGTGACGGCCAACGCCATCGCCGTGGCCGACACCGACGGCTTGGTTCAGGCGCTCGTCAAGACGGCTGTCGCCACCGGCGCCACGAGTGGCGTGATCTCGTTCTGGCTGGCCTACCAGGCGGTCTAACCCAACTGCGGGGCGGCCACGGCCGCCCCGCCTTCGAGGTCCACATGCTCATCGAGTCTCTGCACAAGCGGCCGGCCGCTCCAATTGAAATGCGGGATGGCACGGTCTACTACTTCAAGCCGCTGGACGGCAATCCGCTCAGCCCGCACGTGTGCGAAGTGTTGAACGACGATCACATCGACCGGCTGATCATCGGGATTCCCGAGGGCTACCGCCGTGCGCGACCGTATGCGCTGCCGCCGCCAATCGAGCGCGTGGCGAGCGATTCGCCGCCGGTGCCGGTGTCGAACGACATCACCGACGAACAGCGCGAGCGCGTCACTGCGCTGGTGGCATCGACGGTGCCCGACATTCGCAGCGCCGTCATGGCCATCGTCGACGTGCCGCTGCTGCGTGCGTTCCTCGCTGCCGAACAGGCCGACAAGCAGCGCGCGACCGTGGTGCAGGCCATCAACAACCGTATTTCGGCGCTGCCGCCGGTTGAAGTTGTCCCCGCCGCATGAACATGGGCGATCTGCGCGCCGACTTTCGACGCGTGGTGGATGACAAGGCCGAGCCGTACCTTTACAGCAACGCCGACTTCGCGCGCTTGTTGAACGAGGCTCACGACGAGGCCTGCGTGCGCACCCAGGCGCTGCGGGTGACGGCCGACATCACGATGGTCATCGGCACGTCGCTCTACGACATGCCGGCCGGGTGGTTTGTCGTCGACCGCGCCACGCACAGCCGCCGCCGAGATCCGATCGAGATCACCAGCGGCAACGAGCTGGATGCGCGCCTGCACGACTGGGAGCTGGAGCAGGGGCCTGACGTGGAGGCCATCGTCTGCGACTGGTCAGCGGGCAAGCTGCGCGTGTTTCCAATTCCAAGCGTGGCCAGCACCACGATCCGCATTCACGGCGCGCGCATCCCTGTTGACACTGAGCGCTTTGGCGACAGCGACACCAGCAAAAGCCCGGTGACGGCCATCGCATCAAATCGCCACATGGCTCTTCTGCAGCACGTGTACTGGAATGCCTACCAGACGCGCGACGCAGACGCCAAAGACCTGCAGCGCTCAGCAATCCACGGGGCGGCCTTCACGGATGCGTTCGGGCCGCAGGTCAACCTGGATCAGCTGCGCATCCGCGCGCAAAAGCGCCGGCAGTCCGTGCGCGCTCACTGGATGTAGTTACGCCCAGTCCGCACGACTGAAACCCGCACAAGCTCACAGCATCAAGGAGCGCCAGTATGGCCAATGTCATCATTACGGAGTTCAGCGGAACGGCGCTGTTTGGCGATGCCCAGGCCGCGCGCAACCCGCTGGCCGCTCAGACGGTAGCCATCGGCGCCACGACCGCGGCGACGACTAACGCTTGCAACGCGGCAACCGGTCTGCTTCGCATTCACGCCGAGGCGACATGCAACATTGTCATTGCCCCAGCACCGAATGCCGGAACCGGGATCATTATCCCGATGGGCGCCGGGCACACCGACTATTTCAACGTCGATCCTGGAACCGCCATGAAGGTGGCCGTGATTGCGAGGACCGTCAGCTAATGTTCGGCCTGATGGGTGTGGCTCGGATGTCGGGGCAGCCGGGCGGGGCATGGAGTCCGCTGCGCCTATTCGCGGGCGGCGAACAAGGCGCATGGTACGACCCGTCTGACTTAGCGTTGATGTTTCAGGACAGCGCCGGAACGACGCCAGTCACGGCAGTCGAGCAGCCTGTCGGGCTGATTCTCGATAAGCGGTTGGGGTTGGTGCTTGGGCCGGAAATCATCACTAACGGCACGTTTGATGACGCTGATGACTGGACGCTGACTGCCGAGGGCGCGATTTCCGGTGGCGCGTTAAATGCAAATGTTCCATCGGGCGATATTCCCTTTGCAATAACATCCATGAATGGAGCGGCGCCCATTGGTACTCTAGTATGGATGGAATTTGATCTAACTGTCGTCAGCGGCACGTGCTGGGCGTTTGCGGGAGGACTCAGCGTCGCAAACGCGCTAAGTGGAGGCCCATTCGCGACATCTGGCAGAATATCAGGGCTGGTTATAGTAAATGCTTCGGGCTATACAGACCAAGTCATGTTCAGGTCTGGCGGGGGATTCGTTGGCGCCATCGACAACATCTCCGTCCGCGGAATCCCCGGCAACCACGCCACTCAGCCCACAGCCGCAGCGAGGCCGGTGGTGAGTGCGCGGAAGAACCTGCTGGAAAGGAGCGAGGAGTTTGATAACGCGTATTGGGCAAAAGACACAGTAACCATTGTCGCGAATGCGGCGACTGCGCCTGATGGCACAGCATCTGCTGATCTTGCATATCCAACATCAACCGGAGTATATCGGTATCTTTTCAAAGGCGTCGGAAGCGCGGCAAATGTCGGCGATAGTTTGACATATAGTGTTTGTGTAAAATCTGCGGGGCAGCGGTGGGTGGCGATTTTGTCGCCGGGCTCAGGCGGAAATGGCGGGGCTTTTGTTGATTTGCAGAATGGGGTATTTGGAGAAATCCACGCAGACGTAACTGCGACTATACAGTCGCTTGGCGATGGGTGGTACAAATGCTGTTTGACGCAGCTAGCAGTAGCTAGCACTGTTTATGCCGGGGTGACTCTAACGGATGCTGACGGATCATACACCGTTACCGCGTCAGGCACAGACGGCGTTTACCTGTGGGGCGCGCAACTCGAAATCAGCCCCACCGCAACCCGATATCAACGCGTCACCACGGACAGCGACTACGATACTGTCGGGTTTCCGCACTATCTGGCGTTTGACGGGGTGGATGATATGTTGATTGTGTCCAGCCTCTCGCCATACATGGACAACGACGCGGCTTGGTTCACGGTTACTGCGGCTGAAAAGGGCGCCACGTCAAGCGGCTTCCCAACAATAATGCGCAAGCGTCAGGTTCTTTCGCCACTGATGGATACGAGCATTGCCCTCTACAACGCCACTAACCGCGTCACGACGGACCGATTTGTTGCAGACACATTGTGCTACGCGGAAGCGCTACCTCTATATCAATGGACTTCCGGCGCTCGCCTCGTCATCTCAGGCGGCTACGATGGGGCAGCCGTCACCAGCCGGATCGGGATTGGTGCTACAGCCTCCACCGCCGCATCCGGATCGCTGGGAACCGGGGAAGAATTGCCGTTCGAGATTGGCCGCGCTCTACAGGGCCGCATTTTCGGTTTCATCCACGTAATAGGGACTCCGAGTTCCATTGGAAAAGACGCCGCAGTTCGGTATGTGGCTTCCGGCGCAGGGGTCACATTATGAGCGGTGATATCCATCGAACAATGATCGTCCCCGCCGCACTCGCGCCACTTGCTCGCGCGCTCGCTGCGGGCCTTAGTCCCGGCGGCGTTGGGATGTTCGTGACGGGCCTATCGCCGACTGGCGCCGAGCCAGCGACGCACTACGTCAGCAGCGGACTCATCAATCCGGCGTTCGGTGGCGTTATGCAGAGTGCAGCCGCACTGCGCGCCGCTGTGATTGCAAAGGGCGGCACAGTGACGTTGGCGAAGTGCCAAGCGCTGGTGAGCCAGAGCGACGTGAGCGGGGGCGTGCAGATCGATGCCGAGGGGCGGGAGTACGTCGAGACGCCGTTCCAGGCGTTCGAGCGGTTGGGGTTGAAGATGGTGCGAGGGACGCTGTGAAAGCCGCGCTCGCCATCGCGCTCGTCATGCTCACCGGCTGCGCAAGCATGCGGCCGAACCCTGACGAGTGGACCGACAAGGAGCGGCTGGCGTTCGGGTTGTCGATTGCTGCGCACGCCGCAGACGCAGTAACAACGGCCCGCGGGCTAGAGGGTGGATGCGTCGAGTTGAACCCATTGCTGGGATCGGCTCCAAGCATCAGCTCAATCATCGCAGTCAAGATCGTCGTGCTTGGGCTGCAGTACGTCATCTTCAACACGCCGGGCATGGGCGACAACACGCACGTCTACGGGTACTTGGCTGCCGGGCTGACTGGCGGCGTGGCGGTGTGGAACTGGCAGCAGGATTGCGGGCGATAACGGCCCAAGTGTTTTGGTGGGTAGTTGTCTGAGTAGGCGCTAGTGACGTCGCGCAAGCTGCAACACAAGAGCAAAAAACACCCGCCGCGAGGCGGTTTTTTCGTTTTAGGAGCCTAGAAAATGGCCAACAGTCTGTTTGACAAAGGGCGCGAGTCTTTTCTCGGCTCGGCAGGAACTGTCCCGCGTACGCACTGGACGAACAACGCACAGTCGTTCTTCCTCATGGACAACAATTACACCGTCAACCTGACCGGGCACACGTATCTGGCTGACGTTTCGGCCATCGCCCGGCGCAGCGGGCCGGTGACGATTGCCAATAAAGTGGGCACCAATGGTGCGGCCGACGGTGACGACATCCGTTTCAACTCGGTTACTGGCGCTCAGGTCGTTGGCATCCTGGGCTACGACAGCAGCACGGGCGTCGAGGCGACGTCGGTGCTGATTCTGTGGATCGACACGGCAACCGGACTGCCGATCACACCGAACGGCGGCGACATCATCGTGTCCTGGGATAACGGGACGAACAAGATTTTCAAGCTCTGAGGCAAACATGAAGCCAGAAACGCAGTACATCCGGCCGCAGGGGATCGACTCGGCCCGGTACGGGTTCACGGACAAGATGAGCACGCAGGTGGAGCAGTGGCTTGCGCGATGCTCTGCGCCTGCGCTGCGATCCGCGGTTGAAACCGTGTTCCACGCAGAGCTGCGCGCTGATCGTGTCGCGGCCGCTGCCACCGTTGCTGACCTGGGTGGCGAGCTGCCGGGATTCGTGCGCGAGGCGATCGAGATGGCGACCGCGGACAAGCCCGCCCATGGGCGTCTGGTTCAGCTGACCGGGTACTGACGTGATCGCAGCGAACAGAGGGGCCGCGCGGCAGCTACCGGGCGGGCGATGGGTGTTCGAGATCGAGATCGACGCGCCGCCGGCCGATCTGCTGCTTGCAGCGATTGGTACATCGATCACGTTGAGCCTGGGCGCTGCGACTGAGCGCGCGCAGGACAAGCCGCCCACGCAGGCGGTTGGTGATGCGGGTGCGGGAGAAGGCTTTGTGTTGGGTGGCGGTCGCACTCTCTCGACAGCGCAGGAAAAGACCATGCGTTTTGTGATGGCGCTGGTGGCTATGCCGCCTTTCCAGCAGTACGCACAGGCGATGCAGGGCGTCAGCGAGTGCCCGGACACGCAAGTGCTGGCGCAGCAGTACCTGGTCGCCCAGTGCGGCCAGGACTTGCTGAGCGAGCAGGGTGTCGCGCAACTGAGGGCGCTCGATGCTCGGTTCCGCGCATGGTCGGATCAGTCGCGCTATGAGCTGACGTTCCACGCGGAGCTGCCGTGACGCAGCGCGGTTTTTAACAGGGGCTCACAATGGCTAGCGCATATCCGGGCGCGCTCGATGCGCTCACGAATCCGACCGGCACTGACAGCATGGTCACGGTCGATCACGCTGCGCAGCATGCCGACGCGAACAACGCCATCGAGGCGGTGCAGGGTGAGCTGGGCCTCACGCCGTCCGGTAGCCGAACTACGGTCAAGGCGCGACTCGATTCGATAGACGTGACGCAGATCGCATGCTCCGACGAGTCGACGGCGATCACTACCGGGGGAGCGAAGGCGACATTCCGAGTGGTCGGGGCCAAGGATCTGGTTGGCGTGCGTGCATCGCTGTCGGTTGCGCAGACCAGCGGGACCGTTGTTACGGTCGACGTGAACAAGAACGCCACGACTGTACTCAGCACCAAGCTGACCATCGACAACACTGAAAAGACCAGCACCACTGCAGCAACGGCCGCTGTCATTTCGGTGGCGTCATTTGCGGATGACGATGAAGTCACGATTGACATTGACCATGTTGGAGATGGGACCGCCAAGGGCCTCAAGGTGTCGCTGCTGTGGGGATGATCATCAACCCCTACGCGTTTGCGACAGGTTCGCCCGGCGTCGTGGTGCAGCTCGACGCTGCATCGCAGCTCGGGACGTGGACGCTCAGCGAGTCCAACCTGCGCGCCGTCAATACGGGTTCGAGTGGCGTCGAGGCTGGCATCCGCCTCGATACGCCGATTGCCGCATCTGGTAACACGTACCTTGAAATGTATGTCTACGACTCAGGCGGCATAACCCTTGGGCTTGGGGTGACAAGTGACGCTACTTCGCCAATTCCTACAGCGTGGTACAACGCAGCGACCGGCTATTTGTACTACGGCGGGGATGGCAACTTTTATCACAACGGCGCAACCGTATGGTCTGGCATTGGTATTTTTTCTGACACGAACACGATTGGCCTGTGCATTAAAAACGGGAAGTTGTATTGGCACAGGAACGGGGATTGGGGGGCTGGAAACCCTGACGCAGAAACTGGCGCAGCGTATAGCGGCCTGAGCGGAGACTACTACCCCGCAATTTTCTCGTACGGCAACGGCGCTAATATGCGTTTGCGGCTGAGCGCCGCTGACATGGGCTACACGATCCCGACCGGCGCGAGCACGCTGCTGCCATGACGGACGCAACGTACAACCAGCCAAGCTGGATCTACAACCAGCCTGTGGCTCAATACCTTGGTGTCGTAACTGACGCGAAGTACAACCAGCCAGGATGGATCTACAACCAGCCTTGGGTTGACTACGTCGGAACCGCGACGGACGTGGCGACTGTGCAGGCGTCGTCGCTGTTCGAAGAGGCATTTGGCGACGCTTTGCTGTCATTCGACAACCGAATCGATGTGGCGGCGTGGACGGTGCAAACTGCCGCCGGCACACCCTCACTGGCGCACAACCGCCGACTGCTGGAGCCAGAAGGCGTTGCCGCGCCCGCGATAGGTGACATTGCGGTAACGCACTGGCTGCAGTGGATCGATTCAGCCGGGCAGGGCCCAGGGCCGGAAGATCCGCCGACGCCAACGGCAACAGAGTCGCCGCGCACGCTCGACGTGCCATGGACGATCATGGGATCGTTTGGCATTGCGCTGATCGGGTTTGACCGACAAGTCGACGCGCCGGGCTTTGATGCCGCGTTGTTCGGGCTGCTGCAGGTGCTCGACAACTCGCAGACGGTCGGATGCGGTGGCATCGCCCCGGCTGATCCGCCGCAACCGCTCATCTACCTACCGGTGCGCACAGTCAGTGCGACCGGGTTTCGGGCACAGAACAACGACGAGCGTTACGGCAACGCACTGGTCAACAATGAAGACCAGTGGATCACAGCGCTGGACGCATGGGAGCGCGAGCGCGTCTCGATTGTTCCACGCCCGACTGTCGGCCTGTTTGATCGGCCGCTGCGCCCGGACTGGTATGGCGCTGGAGAGGTATCGACACGCGTCACAGTGACTCACCTGAACACGCCGCTGAAACCGAGCGGCCTGGACAGTGAAGGGCACGGCGTTACATTCATCTCGCACGAGCACCGCACGCTGGATGTTGCTGGCGCCGTGTTGGGATTCTTTGGTGTCAATGCAGCGTACAACGATGCCAGTGTCATCGCTCCATTCGGCCTGACGGCCGCAGCTGTTGGCGCGCATGCGACGCGCAACGACCTGCGGTTTATCAGTCAAAACAACACCGGCAATGATCCCCACACCACCTACGGCAATGCGTTTGTTGCGGATGCGCTGCGCGCCGTTCGAGCGGTGCAGTGGACTACGCAGACGCGGGTGGGCGACGGTTCCCGCGTGTCCCTTTGGGAGCGCACAATTCAACCGGATGGCGTGGATGCGTTCGGACGTGGCGGCCACTACTTCGAGCGGCGCCAGAACATCATCGCCACGATTCCGGTTATGCCGCCTGGCATACCGGCGCCAACAGCACGACGAATCTCAATCGACCCAACGAGTTTCCAGGCCTTTGAGTCGGGACACGCGCGGCTGCTGCTTGATCCGCAACCCGTGACGATGCTGGGCACAGACTTTGGGGCAGTGGGCAATCTGCATCAGGTGTATCGGCGCAACCGCACGGTATGGCCAAGCGGCAACATCGATGCGCCAGCAGTGCCGCTGCAGCATCGCGTGCAGAACGAGCTGCCGGACCCGCCGGGCGAGCGCACGCTGCTTGTCAGTGGGCTGGAGTATCCCGCCGCCGCCGTGAGCAGTCCCCTGGTTCAGTCGTCGCGCCTGTTTGTATCAGGCGTGCATTCATCTCAGGTAGGACAGCCAGCAGTAACAGGCACCGGACTATTCCCGCCCGGCATCCCGCAACCGGGGTACGCAACTGGCGGCAATGTCGGTGTGCCAACGACGTCTGGGGATCGATGGCTATCACCGACAGCATTGATGCCGCCCGACATCAGCAACGCACACCGGCTGTCGCCGCACTACATCTTTGGCCCAGTAGGCTTGGGTCAAGGACACATCATCGACTATTACGTGCACGGGCCAAACAACCTGCAGCGGCCAGTGTTTGGCGCTGTCGACGTGCAGCACCAGCACCGCACGCTGCACGTATCAGCGCCACTCGCGCCGGTCGAAGAGGCAGTGCATCACGTATCCAGTTTTCTGCGCACGCTGCAAGTACCTGGACTAAGGTCGTGGCGCGTTGGCATTCCGATTGTTCCATCCGGGGTTCCCGTTCGACCAATCGCCATTGACGCACTGCCGCCAGGGCAGGCGACCGTCGGGCACGTGGTCGATGGCGCACAGACGATTACATTTGTCAGCGGTCTGACTACCGCGATCGGTGCGCTCGCTGTTGAAAACATGCACCGAGATACGCAGCCGACCGGATTTGACGCCACCTCATTTGGCGAAGCGTGGGTTGACCGGGCTGTGCGCACCTACACCGCGGACGGATTCAACGCTGCGCTTTACGGCACTGCAGACGTGTCGCACCGCATTCGAACGCTGCCGCTGGATGGCTGGGACAGCGCACAGGTGACGCACGCGCCGGGCGAAACGCGCTACCGCATGCGGGTGACGCGCGGCACGGCGCCGGCGACACCGGCCGTGGTTTGCGCTGGTGTCGACACTGGCGCCATCGGTGGCGCGACGATCAGCCACTTCGAGCAGATGATCGGATGCGGCGGAATCATGGCGCCGCAGACGCCGATACCTGCGCCAGTGCTGAGCCCGAGCAACGTGGTGTTGCCGCACGGCAGCGGCGCATCGCTGGACTACCTAAGCATGGGCGCGCCGGCCATGTGGCGCCCAGGCGATCCGCTGGTGCCGTTCGCGGTGGATATGGCGCTGTTCGGCACGCCCACGACAGTTCCTGTCGCCTCGCCGGCATCGATCGACGCCGCGGCGGTTGGCACGGCATCGATGGTGCTCCCGCTTGATCCGCTGGGCGAACTGTACGTGCTGTTCGGATCTCACCTGCTGGCGCACGGCAACGACAGTCACGTGTGCGGCCAGCTGCTGCGCGGCATCCGCGCCGGGGCTTATGCGTTCGATGCGATTGGCACTGCTGGAGTAGCGCATGACTGACCTCAACGCGGGGCCGTTCACAGCTGGCATCGACAACATCACAGAGGACACCCAGCACGGGGGCATGACGCAAACCGGCTGGCGCATCAACACGCTTGTCGAGGCGCTGAACGTGGACATCGGGCGCGAGGGCGTGATCCGAACGCGCCGCGGCCGCGTGTTGCGCCTGGCTGGCGCTGCGCTGCACTCGCCGTTTGGCGATGGCACGACCGGTTACGTGGTCAACGGCTCGCTGCTGTGTCGCGTTGAGTCCGGCTGGACGCTGACCACGCTGCTGGATCTGGGCAACACCGGGCCCGTCAGCTACGCGCTGGCGCCGACCGGCATCTACTTCGCCAGTCCTGCCGGCCTTGGCGTAATCGAGGCAGGCGTCGCGCGCTGGCTGACCGTGCCGGATGGATCAACACCCGGGCCGCAGCCGTGGGCCGCTGGAGGCCTGCCGGGTGGGCGCTACGGCGTGGCCATCACGTTCACCGACGCGCGCGGCACCGAAGGCGGGCTGTCCGACATTCACTGGGTCAACGTGGTCGATGGCGGTGGCGTGCGGTTCACGGCGACCGACTGGCCGACCGGATGCACGGCACAGGTCTACATGACCGCGCAGAACGGCGACGTGCTGTACCGCCGAGGCACCATCCCCCGAGGCATCGGGGCGTTCATCCAGGGCAATCAGGCGCCGGGCCGCGTGGCCGAGACGCAGAACCTGCGGCAAATGCCGACGGGCCACACTGTGCGCTGGTGGCGCGGGCGGCTGGTGGTCGCTGCTGGCCGAGCGATCTACATCAGCGAGCCGATGCGACCGCACCTGCATTCGCCGCGGTTCGGGTGGGTACAACTGCCGCAGCGCATCACGATGCTCGAATGCGTGGAGGGTGGCATCTGGGTAGCCGATGCGTGGGGGCCGCGGTTCCTCGCCGGCACCGACCCGGCACAGCTCGACATGCGTCGTTTCAGCGCGCCACCGCCGATCGAGCGGTGCAGTGCGCTGGTGGCCGCCGAACTGCTACCGCCTGACACCGCTGGCGCATCGCCGGCTGCCGTGTGGCTGTCCACGCAGGGCTGGACGATCGGCACCAGCACAGGACAACTGATCGCGCCCAACGCGCGAACACTCACCATCCCGACCGCCGAGCGCGGCAGTGTCGTGGTTCACAACCGCCGGTTGACGGCGCATCTGCAGTAGGAGATCCACCATGATCGGTAAAACCATTGAGCGCATGCGCCGGCATGCGCGCGAGATCGGCCGCGCGGTCGCTTTTCGCGAGTACGAGCAGTGCGAGGGCGGCATCCTGCTGCCGAAACAGGGCCTGCACATCAAGGGCGAATACATCTTCGGCACCGTGGCGGGTGGCGATGACCTCGTAGTGCCCAACCTGCTGCCAGACCAGGGCATCAATGCCATTCTGGCCGTGGCGCTGGGTAGCACGTCCAAGTACGCGGGCTTTTACATCGCCTTGTTCGCCAACGGCGTGAACCCGGCAGCCAACTGGACGGCGGCCAACTTCGCCAGCACCGCGGGCGAGATCACCAGCGGCACCGAGGGCTACAGCAACGCGACCCGGGTGCAATGCGTGTTCAGTGCGGTGGGCGACAAGCTGATCAACAACCACGCTGCGCCGTCGGTGTTTGCCATCGAGTGCACCACGTCAGTGACGATCAACGGCGCTGCGCTGCTGACCGACTCGACCAAGGGCGGCACGAGCGGTTCGCTGATCAGTGCGGTGCGTCTGCCGGCCCAGCGCCTGCAGTACGACGGCGATGAGTACACGAGCAAGTACCAAGTGTCGCTCAGCGACTCGTAAGTGCCAGGCGTCAACAGCATCGCCCTGCAGGGCGATGAAACCATCGCGCGCAAGTACGTCCGCCAGACTGAAAAGCTGATGGACGCCTTGCGCGCGCGCATGGGCGACAGCGGGGCGACCGTCGCATCGACGCAACTGCGCTTCGATGATGCGATCGCCTACGTGGTTGTGGGACCAGGCATCGCGCGTGGCGTGATCACGGCAGGGTACGTCGATTACGAGATTGATCCAACGCCGCCGATTCCCCCGGAGAAGATCCCGGACTTCGCGTCAGGCGTAGTGATGACGGGATGGCTGCGCGGCGAAGGTGAGGCGCAGGTGTGCGATTCGTTCGTACCGACGCCGAGCAGTGCTGCGCTGCTGGGAATGCCGGACGGCATCCAGCTGTCGCGGCGCTTTGCGGTCGAGCCCTCGCTCGTTGTGGAGGCGCGATACATGCAGCACACCGGGCTGCTGCGGCGATCGCAATACCAGCTGGCAAAGCCGACGCTCTATAGCGGGAGCATGCGCAAGGTGGTGCAGTTCCTTGCGGGGTTCGGGCGCCGATCGCCGGAGTCGATCTATGACCGCGAGCCGCCGAAGATCTACCCGGAACCTGATGCGCTACCGCCGATCAGCATGGAGTTCGAGCGCCTGTCGATCGAAACCGGGCGGCAGATCCAGTTCGATTGGGGCTACACGCGGACGCACGGCATCACGATCGCCAGCGATGGCACGTGGTGGCTGGTGGAGATCGGGATGCAGGGTGTTAGGGCGATGCCGCTGCTGTGCAACGAACTGACCCGCACGCCGGAGTTTGCCGAAAAGCTGCAGCGCCTGGGCGACGATGAGGCCATCTACGCGCTGGAGCAGCTGGGCGGCAACTGGCCAACCGGGCAAGCCTTCCCGCGGTTTGAAGCCGAAGAGATGGCGCGAAGCGGTGGGTTCATCGTGCAGATGGCCGAGCACGACGCCATGACCCAGGTCTACAGCCGATCGAGCTACAGCTCGCCGATGGGCTGGGCGTTCAATGACAGCGGCAGCGAGGCGCACATCACCGGCTACCGCATGGGCGACGATGGGATTCAGCGCGGATCGTGGTTTGCGGCGCTGCTGAGCATCGGACGGTCCACGCCTTACGTGGGCGCGTTTGGCCCTCCACCGGAAGCGGCGGCCATCAAGGCCAGGATCATCGAGGCATTCGCGAACGCGGCGGACAAGCGCGCGGCCTACCCATGGGCGCTGCGCAAGGCCGAGCGACTGACGCGGATGCAGGCATCGGTTGTTCTGGACTCGGCTACGTCGCAACAGTTGTGGGACGCGCTGCTTGCACAAGAGTGCCCGCCGCTGGCGCCGGCATCGGCGCGAGTCAGGCTCATGGATGAGGGCTTGCTTTACCACCGCGGGCTGCAGCAGCCACACATTCAGTTCCCGGAACCGTACCTGGGGTACTGCATCAGCCACGACATGCGCCCATTTCCGACGACGCGCCTGCTAGGCAACCGCCGATGCGACACCGTGGTGATGGTGTTCTTCCTGGGAGAGGATCTACAGACGGTTCGCTACTACTACGAGCCAGCCACGAGGGCAGTCCCCGAGCAAAGCGACTACGAGGACTGCATGTATGTCGGCTCGTGGTCCCGATCGGCATCGATCCCGGCATTCATGTGCCCACCGATGATGTACTCCAACAAGTTCGATGACCGGGAGGATGTTGGATCGCAGACCGAGGATGAAACAATAACCTCCGTGTCCTTCGGGTACACCGCCACGTTCTTGGGTGACGACCTGGTCATGCCCTACATTGGGTACCTGGGTCGATCCAAGACGTTTCAAAGAACAACGGTGCGGCGCACAGTCAGTGGGGCGTTCATCCGCTCCAGCGTGCGCGTCCCGTTCTTCGATCGGTGCGCCTACTACTACACGTTCGCGCGCGGCAGCGACGTGGAAATCGTCTCGACAGCAATCGAAAACATCCAGTTGGCTGATCCGTACAGCTACGTGACGTGGCGCAACCTGCGTGGTTACACGGCTTATCGCACGATCCCGCCGCCGCCAGTCCCGATTGGCGAGCATCCTGCCGGGTGCGGGCCCGTAGCGGTGCGCACTGTCGAGGTGGAGATCTATGCGCAGGGCCCGTGCAGTGAGTTCGCGGACGCTGGCTCGTGGTCGACGCCATGCACGAACGCTGAAACGCTCGTGTTCAACGTCACACCGCCAGTACCGCCCGGCTCTACGGTCATCACGGGAGCAACCGAAACCGCCCGAACGCGGTTGGTTTCAACGGCCGATGAGCCGCTGATGGTCGCGGCCCACATTGCCCTGCCGCGCGTATCAGGCTACTCGCCTGGTGTGATCGACAAATGGTTCAGGACGAGCCCAGATCCAGAAACGTCGCTGACTCAATCCATCAGCTCAACGTGTTCGGTCCTGGGGTCCGGCATTTCCTTGCAGTACGCGACAGAAATGAGCCCCGGTGTCGGCTCGACAGCCATTCATGGCTATCGATGGCACTCGGACATGGATACCAAGGCAATCACGTACGTGGGGGTGATCGGTGGCTAACGAGTGCGATGAGATTGCCGAAGCTGCGGTGCTGGACGACGCGCACGCGATCATCCTTGTGGTGGCGCAGGCTGATGAAGCCATTGTTGACGACGCGTTGATCCAAGGCGTTGCAGTGGCTGTCACCGACACTGGCGTGTTCGACGATGCGCAGATTGTGTCGGGTGGACCGCTGATCGCCGACAGTGCCGTGCTCAACGATGCACACGTGGCGACGGTGCAAAGCGTGTACGCCTACGTCGAGGCAGCTGTGCTCAACGACAGCGTGATCAGCGCCAGGATCGACACGACGGCCGAGGCCGCAGTGCTCGACGACGCCATCGCGGTAGCCGTGGCGCACTTGCTGGCCGAAGCCGCGGTGCTCAACGATGCGCACGCGCCGTACACCGTCGCGCGCATCAGCAGCAACGAGGCGGCCGCGCTGGATGATCGCGTGGTGAGCGCGCGCATTGACGCCACCGCAGAGGCTGCGATTGCCAACGATGCTCACCTGGGCGTTGCTGCATCGATCGCAGCGAGCGCCGATGCCGCGGTAGTCGACGACGCACACACGGCAACGGCGGCCGTGCTCGCGACGACGAGCGATCCGGGTGTGGTCGACGACGCGCACACCGCAACCGCCAAGGCGATCAGCAGCACGCTCGAAGAGGCGTGGCTGAATGACGCGCTATGGCAGGTGTCGCTCGGCATCGCTTGGACCGCAGCCGGCGAAACCATGGGCGTGTCCAAGTACGAAGGCGTGCCTTTCCTCAGTGCAGCCAGCATCGGCGGCGAGCTGGTTGGCATCCTGGACACCGGCGGCGCCTATGCGCTGGCGGCCGACGACGACGCCGGAACGCCGATCGCGTGGCGCATCCGCACCGGCCTGCTGGACTTCGGCAAGGACCAGATGAAGCGTCCGGAGCTTATTTATGTGGGCTACACCGCACAGGCGCCGGTCCTGATGGCGCTGGCCGGCACGCAGAGCGGCGAGGAAGTGGAGTACGAGTACGAACTCCCCGACCGATTGGCCGACGTGCCAGGCGCCGCGCGCTTCAAGCCGGGACGCGGTTTGTTGTCGCGCTACTACCGCCTGACGCTCAGCTCAGAAGATACCCAGTTCGCGCTGCACAGCCTGCGCGCCGTGTTCCTTGATTCGACGCGGAGAGTCTGATGACCGCATGGCTTGACCCTTATCCGGTGGTGTACGAGCGCCCGTACGAGATGGTGCGCACCAACATCGTCGACATGAACACGCGCATCGACGAGACGATGGAGCGTGCCACCGATGCGATCACGGCACTGTCAGACGTCGGGCGCTACCTGCCGGGCAACAGCTCGCCACCGGCGATCAGCGTGCCGGATGTGTACCTGGGGCCGCGCGCAGCGATTGACGAGCCCAACGTCGACATTCTTGGGGCTGTTACCCCGTTCGCGCTGCCCAGCTTCGAAAATCTGGCGTTCGACGAGGGCATCGCATTTGGTGACGCGCCGGTGTTCGCGCCGTCGCTCACGCAGATCGTGATCCCCAACCGGCCGCCACCGATCTCGATGGGAGACGCGCCAGATCGGCCGACGATCGGAACAGTCACGCTGCCAACGGCGCCGGCCGTGCCCACCGTGGCGCTGCCGACGATGCTGGACATTAATGTGCCGCAAGTGGTGTTCCCCACGCTGCCGACGTTCGACGCGGGCCCGGAACCCACGTTTGACGGCACCACGCCAGATGCGGCGATCGACTACACCGAGCCGACCTATGCCAGCGCAGTGCTGGAGCAGGTCAAGGTGCAGGCGCTGCGCATGCTGTCGGGCGGTACCGGGCTGCATCCGTACATCGAGCAGGCCCTGTTCGATCGCGCGCGTGGGCGTGAGGATGTGCTCGCCGGCAAGGCGGTGGACGAGGCACACGGCACATTCGCCGCGCGCGGCTACGAGCTGCCGCCGGGTGCGCTGGTCGCCACCATCGACGCCATCCGCGAGCGCAACCAGGCCGCCGGCAGCGCGATGGCGCGCGACATCCTGGCGCAAAGCGCACAGTGGGAGATCGAGAACCTACGCACGGCGATGGCGCAGGGCGTGGCGCTGGAAACGGTGCTGATCGGGCTGCACAACAGCGCGGCCGATCGCTCGCTGAGGCTGGCCCAGGCGCGCGTGGATGCTGAAATGGCGCAGTACAACGTGCTGGTGGCCATCTTCAACGCCAAGCAGCAGGCCCGCACGATCCGCGTGCAGCTCTACGAGGCGCAGCTGCGCGCAGCGCTGGCGCCGCTGGAAGCGATCAAGCTGGCGATCGAGGCGGAAAGCCTCAAGGGCACGATCAACGAACAGCTCACGCGCCAGTACGCCGCCGCGCAGGACGCCGCGCGCCTGATCATCGAGCGGTACCGTGCCGAGATCCAGGGCGCGCAGGCCCAATCGGACCTCGAGCGCAGCCGCATCGAGATCTACCGCGCCGACGTCGACGCGTGGAAAGCCCGCATCGACGCGCGGAAAGTAGAGTTCGAGGCCTACGGCGAGCACGTGCGAGGGGAGGTTGCCAAAGCCGGCATCCTGGAGTCTGAGGCGCGCGCGTTTGCGGCAACTGTCGATGGTTTCAGCACCGCCGAGAACGTGAAGCTCGGCCGCATCGGCGCGCGACGGGATGCGCTGGCCGCCAGCGTGCAGAAGTTCACCGCGCTGGTGAGCGGCGAATCTGACCGCGTGCGCGGCGAGGTGGGTGCCATCCAGGCCCGCGCCGAAGGGTTCCGGGCGGAGCTGACGCGCTACGCCGCGGAGCTGGGCGCCGACACAAGCGAGCGCGGGATGCTGCTGCAGAGCCAGGAAAACCGGCTGCGCAACGCGCTGGCGGCGATCGAGATCACCAGCCGGCAGTACGACAACGCCCAAGCGCGCCTCCTGCAGCAAGCACAGCTGATCAAGGACGCGCTCACCGCGGTGGGCACCATGACCAGCCAGCTGGCCGCGGGCGCGATGAGCGCCATCCATGTCAGCGCCAGCATGAGCGGTAGCGCGAGCGCCAGCGGCCACAGCAGCAACTCCTACACGCTCACCGAATCCCGGCAACTGTCGTAACCAACCCACGAGGTGTAGCAATGTACCAGCCCGATCGGGACAAGAAGGCCATCATGCCGCCGCCCGTGGTCAACGATGTGGTGTCGCCGAAACTGCGCAGGGACGCGGCGATGTTTGCGCCGATCACCAACCATTTCAGTCCGGATGCAGCGGCTGGAAAGCTGGTTCGAAGCCGACTGGTCCAGTCCGGGCAGCCGATGCCCAACCAAATGCACCCGATGGCACAGCGCGTGCCGTCGGCGGCGGATCCAGCAATGCCGCCGCCGGCCGCGCGGATCACGCCGGCAATGCCGCCGCCGGCCGCGAAGCTGTCGCGAGCGCCCGGACCCGGAATGCTGGCCAACATGGAAAACAATGCGCCGATCTTCGGTGCATACGCCGCAAATCGGTTTCGCAGCGACCCGAACGGAAACATGGCCGGCAACCTCTTGCGCAAAGGGGTCGGGGTTGTTGCGGCCGTCCCCGCGGTCGCAGAGAACGTCATTCGCAACGGCGTTGTTCCTGCCGCGCAGTATGCTGGCTCAGCTCTCCAAACGGCGTTCGGCAATTCTGCGCCAGTCAATCAGGCGCAGGCAGCGACACCGCAGCCAGCCGCCGCGCCGCTGGCCGCATCCCCAATGCCATCCGGCGCAAGGCGTCGTGGCGGAATCTCCCCCAACTACACCAGCAACAACGGCATTTTGAGCACGCCGCCGACTGGCGTACAGCAGTCGCCAGCCACGCCCGCCGCGCCACCATCCGGCGCGCCATCAAGCACGGTGATCGAATACACCGGCGACGGCAAGAGCGGCAATGCCAACGCCGCGGCGCCGGGGCAGGTGGCGCTGAGTGAGCGCACGCAGCAGCCACTGCCGGGCAAGCCGCTTGTCGGCGCGGACGGATCGGTGCAGTACGATCAGGCGTTCGTGACGCGCAACCCGCAGCTGATGAGCCAGTACGCCGCGCAGAACGTCGTGCAAAGCGTGGTGCCGCCGGCTGGGGTAGCGCAGTCGATGGCGACCGGCGGGCAGATGCAGGCCGGCGCGCTGTCGCGGCCGGCGAGGGGGTTCACGCAGGAAGATCGCGCAGCGCAGCTCGATGGGCTGGACCGGCTGGCGCGCGGCTATACCGACACGGTGATGCGAACAGCACTCAAAAGGGCAGCACTTAGCGGTGACTGGGACGGCGTCAATGCCCTTTCAGGCGCTTCGTATGGGCTGAAAAGCGTGCCAACAGCACCTGCAATGGAGCAAATGGCACTCAACAAACGGAAGCAGGACGCCGACATCGGCCAGCAGAACGCCAAGCTCGCCATGGATCAGGAAAAGGCGCGGCTCGATGCGGAGCAGTCCGGCATCCAGACGCAGGCGCAGCAGCTGCAGCTGCAGCAGGCGCAGCAGATGCAAGCGTTGTCGGAGCAGCTGATGCAGGGCACGCCGGAGCAGAAGCAGGCTGCGGCCAAGTATTTCGCTGCGCTTCCCGGCAACAAGCAGGGCGAACCATTCACCATCGACGCAGAAATCCCAGGCGTTGGCCCGATGGCCCCGCCCATCAAGATTCAGCGCCGCTTTGACGCGTCAGGACAGCGACTGGATCAGCCCACTGCATATGAGATGAACTACGAGGCGGCGATGCGGCATGCGGCGCTGGCGAAGACGCCGGAGCAGGTTGACGCAATTTGGGCGAACTACCGCAAGAACATTGGCGCGATGGAGGAACAGCGCTGATGGACGAGCAAACCAAAGCGCCCTCCAACCCGTTCGATGATGGGTACGCCAGCATCCTCAGTGGGTCGCCACTGTCCAGGCCGCCCGCACCACTCAAGCGCACTTGGGGCCAAGCTGCCAAGGATGCTGCCGTAGGTGTGGCGCAAGGAACGACGAGTCTGGGCGGCGCGCTGGCGACGGTGCCCGATTTGCTGACTGGTGGTGGACTATCGGAGTACGTGGTCAAGCCGCTGCAGCGCGTGGCCAGCACTGCACTGGGCGGTCCGGGGAATGACGGTGGTGGACTATCGGGAGGCCTGACAGCTACCAATCAGGAGCTGGATGCAGCCAAGAGCCCGATTCTTCGCGCAAAGCAGGCAGACCTTGCGGCTACGGATGGATTCTTGCCATCGGCCGCCAAGGTACTGACCGACCCGGTGCTGCTTGGGCAGTTCGGCGCGGAGCAGGTGCCGATTCTGGCAACCCTTGGCGCTGGCGCAGCTGGGACAGCCGCAAAGGCATCAGTCGGGCTTACCGGAGAGGCTGCAACGATCGCCGCGCGCAAGGCTTTCGAGCGTGCATTGACCGTTGCCCAGCCCGTGATGAGCGCGGGCTTTGCGGGACAGCAGGCGCAGGAGCAGGCCCTCGCACTGTCGCCGGAGGTGCTGGCGGCAGATCCGGAGTACCAAGCGCTACTTGCGCAGGGTATTGATCCGCAGACCGCTCGCGAGCAGCGCGCGCGCGTGGCCGGACTCACCGCGATGCCGATCGCCGCGGCAACATCGGCAATCGCCAGCCGCCTGACGGCTCCGCTCGAAAGCCAGATCTTCACGCGCACGCTCGACGCCATGCCTGGATTCAAGGGCAAGGCCGCACAGCTCGGCGCCGGCATTGCGCGCGAGGCAGGGCAAGAGACGATCGAGGAAGGTGGAGAGCAGTTCGCCGGAAACGTCGGTGTAAGCCGGATCGACCCAAATCAGGATCTGATGCAGGGTGTACCCGAGGCCGCTGGATCTGCCGCGGCCGTTGGTGGCGCGCTGGGCGGCGCAACCGTTGGCGTGGGCATGATCTCGCGCCGGCCCCAGGTACAACAGCCGACGCCAGAGACGCCGCCGCCGTCGATGACGCCCGAGGTGAACGCCAGCCAGGCAGTGCCGCCGGCGCCGAGCCCGCTGGCCACGCCGCCCGTAGGACCGATGACGCGCGCGGCTGCGACCGTGCCCGGTGCGCCGCCGCTGGCTACGCCTCCGGTTGACGTTGCGAGCGATACCGCACAGACGCCGACGGACGCCTTGCCGCCACTGATCGCTGACACAGCAGCGCAGGCCGTGGCAGCGCCGCCGGCGGCTGATCCGGTGTTCGAGCAGGCCAAGCAGTTGCTGGGCGAGGCCGGCAAGGTGCAGCGCGGCAAGCTGGCCGAAAAGCTGGGCCTGAACCGCAATCAGATGCAGACGCTGCTGGATCAGCTGCACGCTGCCGGCATCGTGGGGCCGTCGAACGGCAAGAAGGCGCGCAAGCTGCTGGTGAACCCGATCACGGGTGACGTACTCGATCCGGACGAAAAAGCCCGTCTCGATCGCAAGGTGCAGCGCGACGCGGAGCAGAAGGCGCTCGAAGAGGCTGTGCGTGGTGGCAAGCCAGCAGCAGCCATCGAGGCGGCCGCAGCGGCGCAGGGCCAGCAGCCGGCAGCCGCGCCGACGCTCACGCGGCTATCGCAACCGCCGGATCCGGCAGCGTTCGAAGCCAAGATGCGCGAGAAGCAAGCCGCAGCGCTGACGCGTGCGCAGCGTCTAGACCCAGCCGCCGGCGCGACGTCGGCCGCGGCTGCGGTGGCGTTCGACACCGGTGCGGCCGCGATCGCCGAACAGCAAAACGCGCAGGCTGCGCAGGATCAGCAGGCGCAGGCCGCTGTTGCCGCCCAGGCCGAGGCCGACAAGGCGCAGCAGCAGCAACAGAAGGTCGCGGAGAAAGCGGCCAAGGAAGCCGACAAAGCAGCGCGCCAGGCTGAAAAGGACCGCGTGCAGGCGGAGAAGACCGCGCCCGCGCAGGACGTGGACATTCAAGCCGTGGTCGCTGCCGAGATCGAATCCGGCAAGCCCATGGACGGCATGCGCATGCACGCGCTGGCCAAGAAGCTCAACGTCACGCCGAAACGCATCGATGAGATGCGGATGGCGCTGGCGCAGAAGCGCAAGCGTGGTGAGCCGCTGACCGCGCCGCCGGCTGCGGCACAGCCCAACTCTTCGGAAATCTCGAATAGTTCGTTCAGCGAGCAGCCAACGGCGACGGCCGACCAATTTGCTGAACCCAGCAAAATGGTGGAGCGGTACGACGACAGTCCCGACGTCACCGAGGACGACATCACGCCGCCGAGCGGCGGCGCGTTCAGCTACCGCACCGCTGCAGAGTCGACGGCCAAGCGCACGCCGGGCGGCAAGGTGTTCGAGGTGGATGGCGGGTTTGTGGTGCGCACGCCGCGGTCAGTTGTTGCGCAGGCTGCAACGACTTCGCCAGACCCCGGGCTGGAAGACGCGCTTCGTCAGGAACGCGACGCCTACACGAACGAGAGGGATGACGCTTACCTCAACAAGACAAAGCACGCGCGAGATCCCGTAAAGGATGCGATTGAGGACGCTTTAAACGCCGGTGTTCTTGATCCTGATGCGGCCCGCGTCGTTCTTGATGTTGCGCTGTCAAACGGCAGGGTGGACCTGGCCGAGTACGCAGTCAGCCGCGCCGAGCGCGCGGTCGCTGGGATGAGCGTCACTCCGGGCGTTCCGCAGAACTCGCCGAAGTACGCGGACATAAAGGCAGCGCTCGAAAGCAGGAAGCGCGAAGCTACGGCGCTTCTGGATTCCTTGAAGAAAGATCTTGCGGCAGCCAAGACCGCAACTGTCAAAGAATCCTTGACGGTTGCGGCGGCCAAGCCCAAGGAAGCGATCGCCACCGACGTCGCCGGCGAGCAGCTGGACGACAAGTGGACCGCGTTCGCGCCAGAGACGGGCACGCTGAACGTGCCGCGGGCGGACATGCCGCAGGTCAAGTCAGAGCACCGCGGGGCGATGGTGCAGTACCTCGCCGCGCGCGGGATCACGCACGAACAGGCCGAGGTGCCGGCCGATAGCCTCAAGCCCACGCAGGCCGAGTTCAGCGCCGGCAAGGTCAAAAAGGCGCTCAAGCGCGCAGCCGAAGGCGAAGACCGCGCCATCCTGGTGTCGGCGGACGGCCACGTGCTCGATGGCCACCACCAGTGGCTGGCCAAGCGCGAAGCCGGCGCACCGGTGAAGGTCATCCGCCTGAACGCGCCGATCGCCGATCTGCTGCAGCAGGTCAAGGAGTTCCCGAGCAGCACGCAGGCCAAGGGGGCGACAGCGGCAGCGCCCGCGAATACGGCACGCAGCGTTGTCGAGAGTGAGCTTGCCGCCGGAGACAAGAGCAACCCGCAGCTGGTGGCCGCAATGCGCAGCAAGGACGCCACGAAGTTCGTGGATCTCGGACTTGTCGAGTTGCCAGACAAGCTGATTGACCGCGGCACGCGCATCGAGCGGCTGGCCGAGGAAATCGCCAGCGAGCCTCGCGGCGCATTCCGATCGACGATCTACAACCTGGGCGATGGGCGCAACCAATACAGCTACGTGGTGAGCGACGGCACCGGAAAGCCCACGAATGTCGGCAAGCATGACCGCAACGATGAGCGGTGGACGCCCGCACAGGTAGCTGATCGCTTGTTTGAGTCCGAGGTGTACGACGCGCGCCAGCAGCTGCGCAAAGAAGCCTATGAAGCGCAGACGACTGAGGCCGCCAAGGGATTCAAGGAAGGCCAGAAAGTTGGCGCATTCGACATCTACGTCAACAGCAAGCTGCGCAAGTTCCGCAGCGGGGTAATCGAGTCGATCCAGGGTGATGCGCTGCAGATGCTGGCCACCATGGTTGGCGTCAAGGCCGACAGCCATCGCCTGACCATTTCAATCCTAAACCTGAAAGAAGGGATCGAGCGCGCAGCCGAACGCAAACCAGCGGAAACGACGCAGGAGCCCACCAATGCCAAGCAAGAAGCCCCACGCACCGAGCAAGCAGCCAAGGCCGGGCAAGCCGCCGAAGCAGCCAAGCCGGAAGCGCTGCTGAGTGAGAAGCCGGCCAAGCCGGAGAAGCCCAGCGGAACGATGGCACGCCAGCGCATGCCGCGTGGCGATGCCGTTGCCGAGGTGCAGCGCCAGCTCAAGGTGACGAAGAAGCGGGCTACGGAGATCGTCAACGAGATCAAGTCGGAGGCAAAGAACCTCAACGGCGACACCTACAACCTGAAACCGGGCATCGTGCAGACGGCGGATGTGCAGGCGGCGATTGAGCGGGAGCGGGGGAAGGCGGTTGCACCAGCAAAGCCAGAGGCGCCGCTGACCGTGGGCGATCAGGCGACTGCTGCAATCCCTGCCGTCAAGCGCCGGTTGCGTGAGGCCCGCAATCGCGGGGACGCAAAAGCAGAAGCGGAGATTGAGCGCGAATTGCAGCAGCTTCGCGCGAAGGTATGGGATGAATCCCCGCTACCGAAGCCAGAAGATGCGCCTGCGCCGGCACAACAGGCCCTACAAGAATCCGAGTGGGATCAGATCGTTTCTACCCACAAGCTCAGGCTGCAGCAAGAGCACGGCATTGCGTCGCGCACAGCTGGAAACCCAGTCTCATGGCAGTACATGAAAGAGCCGCAGCGTGCAAAGCTGGCGGCAGATGTACGCGCGATCATCGCCAATGGCGGGATAGATCCGCAGGTAGACGGCACGCCAGCGCCAGCAAAGCCAGAAAAGGGCATCGTCGGACGCCGCGCTGATGGCGTGATGATCCGCGAGGACGAGCGCGGCGTGAGGTGGTATGCGCAGGGCGGTGTTCGAATCTTCGAGACGGTCAGCATGCGGCCGACACGCCAGGGCATGCAGATCGACCGTGGTGTTCTGCAGCGAGAGTTCATGACGGCAGAGGAATCTGCTGCTGCAGCCAAAGCCGCCGCGCCTACCGAGCAACCCAAGGCCAAGCCTGCGCCATCCGCCAACACCATCGTTACCGACGCCGACGCCGAGGCCGCGCGCGCGCGCCTCAAAGCCAAGTTCAACCGGCTGAACAGCGGCATCGACCCGGAAATGATGCTCGACGGCATCACGCTTGGCATGTACCACATCGAGCGCGGCGCGCGCACGTTCGCAGCCTACGCAAAGGCCATGGTCGAAGACCTGGGCGACGCGGTAAAGCCGTACCTCAAGAGCTGGTACATGGGGGTGAAGTACGACCCACGCGCCGCCGGCTTCGACGGCATGGACAGCGCGGCCAGCGTGGAAAGCGCGGTGGTGGACAGCACCCCGGAACCGGAGCAAGATTCAGTCACGGAGGACAGCACCGATGCAGCACCTGATCAGCCAAGCCCGCAAGCACTGGACAGCACACCTGCCGAAGAAAGTGGCGGCACTGCGCCAGCAGGGGAAACTGGAGTCAGCCCTCCAGGTGGCAGCCAAACAGGCGTCCGATCGGATTCAGGAGCTGCAACAGTCCGGGTACCGTCCGCACGAGGCGGAAGAGGTGGCACGGTCGGAGTTTCTGATTCTCAAGCCGGAGCCACCGGCGGAGGACGACGAGGAAGCCGCCGAACTGCGCGAGCTGGAGCGGGAGTATCGGAAGATGATGCGGGACTGACGGGCGAGCAGACGCCGGAGACGGCGCAGCCACCGAACATCCCTGCAATCAACTTCAAGATCGGCGATGACACTGGGCTCGGCAAGGGTGGTGAGGTTGCCAAGTTCAAGGACAACATCGAGGCCATTCGCACCCTCAAGCTGATCGAGTCCGAGCGCCGCCGCGCGACGCCGGACGAGCAGCGCGCGCTTGCGCGCTGGGTGGGCTGGGGTGGGCTCGCGTCTGCGTTCCCGAACCCCGAGACGGGCAAGTTCAAGGACGGCTGGGAGCAGCGCGGCAACGACCTGCGCGATATGCTGACGCCAAGCGAGTACCGCGCCGCGCGCCGTTCCACGCGAAACGCTCACTTCACCTCTGAGGTGGTGGTCAACTTCATGTGGGACGCGGTGCGCCGGCTGGGCTACCGCAACGGGCTGGCGCTGGAAAGCTCGATGGGCTCCGGCAATTTCGTAGGCCTGATGCCGGATGACCTCGCTGCGCGCTTCATTGGCGTCGAGTACGACAGCATCACCGCGCGCCTGGCCGGTGCGCTGTACCCGCAGGCGACCGTGCTGCACTCCGGGTTCCAGGATGTACCGCTGCCGGATGGCACGTTCGATCTGAACATCGGCAACCCGCCGTTCGGATCCGAGTCGCTGCGCTTCCAGTTCAAGCCGGAGCTGCGCGGGCTGTCGATCCACAACCAGTTCTTTCTGGCCAGCCTCGATGCGCTCAAAGCCGGCGGCCTGCAGGTACAGGTGGTGTCGTCGTTCCTCATGGACGCGCAGGACAAGACCGCACGCCAGAAGCTGGCCGACAAGGCAGACCTGGTCGCCGCGTTCCGCCTGCCGGACACGGCTTTCAAGGAAAACGCACGCACCGAGGTGGTGACCGACATCCTGATCCTGCGCAAACGCGCATCCCCGCTGCCGCGCGACAAGGACGACAAGGGCAAGGAGCTGGCGCCGGAGTACCCTGCATGGGTGAACACCGACACCGTTCCAGATCCGCTGGGCGGCGAGCCCATCCCGGTCAACACCTACTTCAAGGCCAATCCGGACCACATCATCGGAACGATGGACCGCTCCGGCAAGATGCGCGCCGCGGGCATGATGAATGTGCACCTGGACGACCCGTCGACGCTCGGCGCGCGCCTCAAGGCGCTGTTGGCCAAGGTTCCGCAGAACGTCGTGAACACGGCGGCCGACGTCGCCGAGCGCACCGAGCAGGCCTACACGCTGCTGGGCGAGGCTATGCGCATCAGCGTGGCGCGCGAAGAGCCTGGGCACATGGCATTCAGCGCCGACGGCAAGCTGACGCGCGTCATCGAGCGCGAGCACGGCGAAGGCACGCTGTTGCAGCGCCAGGACATCACCGCGGACAGCCCGTGGAGCGCGCAACTGTTTCAGGACAGCGACGGCCGCTGGTACAAGGTCGAGGTGCAGACGGATGACGAGGGCAAGGCGGTCAAGGTCGCCGATGCTGCCGGCGCCGCCACGCGGTTCAACGCCTACACGCGCAAGGTCTTTGCCACCGAGGCCGATATCCCGTCCACGCTGCGCCTGGGCAAGCTCGGCTTCGAGCGCATGACGCAGCTGGTGAATCTGCGCGACCTGCTGAAAAACCAGCTGGTGCTGGAAACGGAAGACGCGACCAAGGTCAAGATGGAGGCCAACCGCGCCAAGCTGGCCGCGGCCTACAAGGCCTACGTCGATCAGCACGGCCCGGTGAACCGACGCGCCACCGCTGCGCTGGTGAGCGAAATGCCGGACGGAGGCCTGCTGCTGGCGCTGGAATCCAGCTACGAGCCGGAGCGCACCGCTGAGCAGGCAAAACGCTCCGGGCTGCCGAAGCAAAGCGAACTGGCCAAGCCCGCCGCGATCCTGAGCGAGCGCGTGGTGCCCAAGTACGAGCCGGTGACGAAGGCCGAGACGCCAGCCGATGCGCTGGCAATCACGCTGGCCGAGCGTGGCGTGGTGGACATCGAGCACATTGCGAAGCTGCTGGGACAGAGTCCGGAAGATGCCGCGACTGCGCTCACCGAGGGCGACAAGCCGCTGGTGTTCAAAGATCCAGAGCTGGACACCTACGAGACGGCTGACGCCTATCTGTCCGGACAGGTGACGCGCAAGCTCATGGCTGCGCAGGCTGCTGGCCTGACGCAGAACGCCAAGGCGCTGCAGGCCGTGCAGCCGGAGCGCTGGGGTGCTGAGAACGTGTCCGTGCAGGTGGGCGCCGCTTGGGTTCCGCCAGCCGTCTACGCCGACTTCGCGACGCACCTCATGGGCGGTACCGCCACCGCGAGCTTTTCGCCGATCACCAACACGTTCACCGTGGCCGTGAAGGGCACCGACAAAGCGAAGGCCGATCAGTGGGACACCGACCACATGACCGGCATCGACATCCTGTCGCGCCTGCTGAACAGCCAGACGCCGTCGGTCACGTACCGCGATAGCGAGGGCAAGACCCACGTCGACAAGGAAGCGACCACGCTGGCGATCCTCAAGGGCCGCGAGATCGTTTCCGAGTTCGGCGATTGGATCTTCAAGGACGGCGCGCGCCGCGAGCAGCTGGTGGACATCTTCAACCAGAAGTTCAACACGCGCGTGAGCCGCCAGTACGACGGCCAGCACCTCAAGCTGCCGGGCAAGGTGCCAGACGCGATGATCCAGATGCGCCGGCACCAGAAGAACGCGATCTGGCGCGGCATCAGCTCCAAGTTCCTGTTGATCGACCACGTTGTCGGCGCCGGCAAGACCTTCACGGCGATCGCTCGCGCCATGGAGCGCCGTCGCATGGGCTTGGCGCAGAAGCCCACCATCGTGGTGCCGAATCACCTGGTGGAGCAGTGGCAGGCCGACGTCTACCGGCTGTACCCGGGCGCGAAGGTGCTGGCCGCCACGAAAAAGGACTTCGAGAAGAAGAACCGCCGTCGGCTGCTGAGCCGCGTGGCCACGGGCGATTACGACATCGTGATCCTGCCGCATTCGTCGTTCGGCTTTGTCGGGATCTCGCCTGAAACTGAGCTGCGCTATCTGGATGAAGACCTGCAGCAAGCGATTCAGGCGGTCAAGGATGCGCAGGCGCAGGCCGAAGAAGATGGTGACGTCGGCTATCGCAAGCCGCTGGGCGTGAAGGAGGCCGAGCGGCTGGTCACGAAGATCCAAGAGCGCATGGACAAGCTACGCGAGGGCGCGCGTGATCGCTTGCTGACCTTCGAGCAACTGGGCATCGACGACCTGACCATCGACGAGGCGCACGAGTTCAAGAACCTGTTTTACAGCTCGCGCCTGACCAAAGTGCGCGGCATGGGCGACAAGGTGGGCTCACGCAAGGCCGCCGATCTCTACAACAAGGTGCGCGTGGTCCGCGACTCCGCGGGCTCCGTCGTGTTCATGACCGGCACGCCAGTCAGCAACAGCGTGGTGGAGCTCTACACCATGATGCGTTACCTGGCCGCGCCGGAACTGAAAGAGCTGGGCATGGAGCACTTCGACGCCTGGCGCTCGCAGTTCGTGGACGCCACGCCGGCATTCGAGCCGAACGAATCCGGGCGCCTGCAGGAAGTGACGCGCCTTGGCCGTTCGTGGTCGAACATGCGCAGCCTCATGGACCTGTACTACAGCTTCACCGACGCGGTCACGATCGACGACATCAAGCAGTGGTACGCCGAGGACAACCCCGGCAAGACGTTCCCGGTGCCGAACGTGAAGGGCGGCGATCGCCAGCTGCGCAAGGTTATGCCAACGCCAGCGCAGGAATCGGTGCTGGCGGAGGTCATCGCGGGCTTTGACGGTCTGGACGGCATCAGGGACCAACAAGAGCGTAACGCCGCACGCCTGCGCCTCATGGACCGCGCCCGTAAGCTATCGCTCGATGTTCGCGCCGTCGACCCGCGCGCGCAGTCCAAGGAAGAAGGCGGCAAGCTGGAACTGCTGTCGGCCGAGGTGAAGCGGATCTATGACCGCTGGACGCCGGACCGCGGTACGCAGCTGGTGTTTCTCGATCGCTCGGTGCCCAAGGCCAAGGGCGACGACAAGATCATCAAGGAGTACGACACTATCGTCGCGCGCCGAGACAAGGCGCTCAAGGATGATGACGAGGTGGCGTTTCAGGAGGCCAATGAAGCGCTGGAGCGCTACGACGCGGACGAGATTCGCGAGCTGCGCAGCGCGCAGGCCGGCGGCTGGAACGCCTACCAGCAGATCAAGGACAACCTAGTCGCGCTGGGCATCCCTGCCGCTGAGATCCGCTTTGTGCAGGAAGCCAACACCGACGAGCAGAAACAGGCGCTATTCGACGCCGTGAACGGCGGCAAGGTGCGCGTGCTGATCGGTTCCACGCCACGCATGGGCGCCGGCACCAACGTGCAGAAGCGCCTGGTGGCGCTGCACCATGCCGACGTGACCTGGAAGCCCAGCGACATCGAGCAGCGCGAGGGCCGCATCATCCGGCAGGGTAACGACCTGTTGGCCAAGTACGGTGAAAACTTCGAAGTCGAAATTCTGGCCTATGCCACCGAGCGCACGGTGGACGCCAAGATGTGGAGCCTCAACGCAGCCAAGCTCCGCCCGATCAACGGGCTGCGCAAGTACACCGGCGACTTCACTATGGAGTTCGAGGATGCTGACTCAGTCAGCATGGCCGAGATGGCAGCGGAGGCGAGCGGAAACCCGCTGCTGCTGGAGCGCGTTACGCTGGAATCCGAAATTGGCAACCTGGAGCTGCAGGAGAAGGCACATCGCCGTAAGCGCTACGGCATCGAGGACGCACTTGAACGTGCGCAGCGCATCATCGACGGGCACCCGGCCCGCATCGAGCAGGCGCGCACGCAGACGGCTGTCATGGGCAACAAGGTCGAATCACTGCGCGCCAAGGCATCCAAGCGCAGCGTGGTGGTCGAGGGCAAGACCTACACCGATGCCAAGTCGGCCATGAAAGCAGCGCTCGACGCGGTCGAGCGGCAGCAGGACGGCAACGAGAAAGCCCGCTACGGCATCACGATCAACGGCGAGCGCGTCACCAGCAAGGATGCGATCGACACCGCGATCGGCCAGGCCATCGGCGATCACGAGACGTTCGAGGTCCAGATCAATGGCGCGACCTACACGCAGCGCACCGCGGGCGGCCGCGCCGCGGCCGAAATCATCAGCCCGCGAGCTGCCGATGCGCTGGAACAGCCGGTGTCGGGCAAGCTGGGCTCCATGATGGGTATGGATCTGCTGTACCAGATCAAGGAGTTCAAGGCCGGGCGATTCTGGACTGGTGGCCGAAGGGTCAACATCGAGGTGTGGCTTGAAGACGCCGGGCAGACCGTCGCATCCGTCGACATCGATGGCCACGACCCGCTGATCAAGCTGAACACTGCGACCATGCGCGATGCGCTGGGCAAACTCGCCAGCCGCATCGAAAGCGCCGCTGATACCGACAACGTCACGAGGCTGGAAAGCGAGCTGGCGCGCGCCAAGCGCGAAGTGCCGGAACTGGCACCGAAGCTCAAGGAGCCGTTTGCCAAGGCGCAGGAGATCACGGACAAGCGCGCGCGGCTGAATGAAGTGGTCGGGTTGCTGACGGCCAACCCGCCGGCATCGCCGGCGCAACCCGCCGCGGACATCGAATCCACACCCGCACTCGCGCGTACCGTGGTGAGTGGCCGGCCGTACTTCCGCAACCTGGGCGGCGAGATCGAGTACGAGCCGAACGCCAAGAAGATCGAGTTGTCTGAAATGCCCGACGGTGAGTTCTACATCGCCCCAGGCCTTGCCAGAGATAGCGGGCAGTTCGAGATCATGGAGGCTACGACCGGGCTGCGTGTTGGGCTCGGCAAGACGCGCAAGGCAGCCATCGAGGCGGCAAACAAGGCCATCGTCGAGAACCGCGCCACAATCAAAACCGCGCTTGAGCAGAGAGCTTTCCCGAAGGACAAGCTCGACGCGGCTATCGCGAAGCTCGATGGTGGCAACCGCGCCAGCTTCGCCAAGGCCGACAAGCCCAATGCGCCCGGCGCGCGCGGGATGCCGGAAAAGAACCTGACGCGCCTGCTGGCCACGGCGAAGCAAGCCATGGCGTTGCTGGGCGTCAACATCGAGGTGGTGGCCAACGGCTCCGACCTGCCGGCCGAGATCACCGCGCAGGACGACTACGACGACACCGTGCAGGCCGCCATCACTGGCGATCGCAAGACGGTGTACTTCGTCGCCAGCCGCATTGCCAGCCCGCGCGCAGCCATCAAGCTGGTAGCGCACGAGCTGGTAGGCCACATGAGCATGGAACAGCTGCTGGGCAAGCGCTGGCCAGAACTGCGCGATGCCATCCTGCGCCTGCGCGACAA